AGGCCGAGCAGCAGGCCTACGCCCAGCGTACGGCGGACGACGGCGACAACGATTCATCAACCACTGGAGAATGAAATGGCAGGAGAAGACGACCTGAATAGCATGGACCGAGGTGACAACTTCACCCCAAGCATGGACGACAGCAGCGACGAACTGAGCGTGGACAGCCACGACTCGGGCAAGGTCGAGGCGCAGGACGCAGCCGTCGACAAAGGCGAACAGGCCGCTGACGACAAGACCGAGCAGACCGAGCAGACCGAGCAGGTACGTGACGAAAAGGGGCGCTTTATCCCCAAGGCACGCTTCGACGAGGCCGTGACGAAAGAGCGCGAGAAGCGCGAGGCCGCTGAGCGCCAGCTCCAAGAGCTGCAGAAGCAGATGCAGGCCGTCAGTCGCACCGCCGACGCCACGAAGCTCGAAGACCAGCTCAAGGAAGTCCGCAAGGCTGAGCGCAAGGCCATCATGGACGGCGACGAAGAAAAGAGCACCGAGCTGGCTGCGCAGGCCGACCGGATAAACCGCCAGATCATGATTGCTGAGAGCCAGACCATGAGCAATCAGGCCGGTGAGGAGGCTCGCGAGGGCATCCGCGTCGAGATGGCTATTGAGAAGCTCGAAGGGATCTACCCAGCCCTCAAGGAAGGCTCTGAGGCCTTCGACCAAGGCCTCGTAGACCTCGTCCTGGCCCAGCAGCAGCAGCTCATGAGCCGCGACCGCATGCCGCCCTCACAAGCACTCACAAAGGCCGCGAACGACATCATGAGCCGCTTCCAGCCGCCCGCCAAGGCCGACGAGAAACCTGCCGGTGGCCTGAAGGACGCCAAGGGCGCAGACCGTGCCGCCCAGAGCAAGCAGAAGAACATCGACGCGGCTATGAAGACACCGCCCGACACCCGCGACGTGGGCGTGGATACGGACAAGGCCGGTATGCGTGACGGCATGCCCCAGCCGAGCAATGTGGATGACCTCAAGGCCATCCCTGAAGCCACGCTCAAGCGCATGCGGGGAGACCTCGTATGAGTCGCCTTGCACGCACCGAGATCGCCTGTGTATGCCACGAGGTGAACAAGGCCTACTGCGAGTCGCAGGGCGACACTTCCCAGCCTAGCTGGGAGGACGCACCGGATTGGCAGAAGAGCAGCGCCCTGATGGGTGTAGACCTGCACTTCACGCAGAACGTCGGGCCGCAGGCCTCGCACGAGACCTGGATGGCGCAGAAGGTAGGGGAGGGCTGGGTGTATGGCGAGGTGAAAGACCCTGAAGCCAAGACCCACCCCTGCATCGTCCCGTTCGACCAGTTGCCTGTGGCGCAGCAGGCCAAGGACTTCATTTTCCGTGCGGTGGTCCACGCCCTGCGCGGCGAGAACCCGGTTTGAGGTGAACACGATGCACAACATCCACTCACCCCGTACCGATGACACCGCTATCGAGCAGGAGATCAAGGCCAAGGGCCTGACCGCCCCTCGTGTCACTCCGCAGGACATCACTGACAACATCGCCAGCGTCCACTACTTCACCGCCCAGGACGGCGTAATGGCTACGCATGACAGCACCTACCGCGTGGACGACCCGGCTTTCTTTTTGCCGCTCGGTCTCCTCACCTTCTGCGTCGTAGTCCTGAAGAACGGCTTCACTGTGACCGGCGAGAGTGCTTGCGCCTCCCCCGAGAACTTCGACGCCGAGATCGGTCGCAAGATCGCCTTCGAGAACGCGAAGCAGAAGATCTGGCCTCTGATGGGCTACGCCCTGAAGGAACGCTTGTCTGCGTCTTGATCTCTGACATAATCTAAGGTAATCTCACGATGTCGGTAAGAAATTACCGACATCCCTCGCCCTCCAGTGCGACATCTGGATGAGACACCTGATACCCGATGCGTGAGGCGGCGAAACAGCCTCCGAAGCGACTCCGTAAGAGCCGAACAACTCGCAGTCACCGCGACAACGTGGCCTGAGATGAAGCACAGATTGCTTTAGACCTTGTTCGATTTTTAACTTTAAGGAGCCCATCATGGGTATGACCAATTTTGCGGTGTTGACCACCGAACAAAAGACAGTCTGGTCGCTGGATTTCTGGCGTCAGGCTCGCAACCTCTCGTTCATCAACAAGTTCCTCGGTAAAGACGAGAACTCGATGATTCAGCACATTACTGAGCTGAAGAAGACTGAGAAGGGCGCACGCGCAGTCGTCACGTTGCTGACCGACCTCGAAGGCGACGGTATCGCCGGAGACCGCACTCTGGAAGGCAACGAAGAGCAGCTCAAGTCGTACGACAAAGTGATCCGTATCGACCAACTGCGTAACGCCAACCGCAACGAAGGTAAGCTGGCCGACCAGAAGACCGTCGTGAACTTCCGCGAAAACAGCCGCGACAAACTGGCCTACTGGATCTCTGACCGTATGGACCAACTGGCGTTCTTGACGCTGGCCGGACTGCAGTACAGCACCCGTAACAGCGCCGTCGGTGCTGTAGGTGGCCGTATCGGCTCTGACCTGCCTTTCTTGGAATTTGCCCAAGACGTCGCAGCACCCTCATCCAAGCGCTTCGGACGCTGGAACGGCACCACCAAGCTGATGGAGTGGGGCACTGGCACTGGCTCCCTCGCCGCTGCCGACACCCCCACCTACGCGATGCTGGTTCAAGCCAAGGCCTATGCCAAGGACAACTACATCCGTGGCGTGAAGGAAAAGGGCGGCGAAGAGGTCTACCACGTGTTCTTCAGCCCCCAGGCGATGGCGAAACTGAAGCTCGACCCTGACTACCTGTCCAACTTGCGTTGGGCGCGTCAGCGTGGCGAAGACAACCCAATCTTCACCGGCGACGTGGTGCGTATCGACGGCATGTATCTGCATGAGTTCCGTCACGTGCCAAACACCCGTTTGACACCCTCTGGCTCCAAGTACGGCGGCGGCACCATCGACGGTTGCCAAGTGCTGTTCTGCGGCGCTCAGTCACTGGGTATGGCCGACATCGGTATCCCTGAGTGGAACGAGAAGGGCTTCGACTACGAGAACCAACAAGGTATCTCGATTGGCAAGGTCATGGGTTTCCTGAAGCCCACGTTCTACTCGCAGTACAGCGGCGGCACTACCGAAGACTTCGGTGTGGTCTCTCTGTACACCGCTCAATAACCCGCTGCTTAGAGGAGAAATATCATGGCAGTTATTCGTCGCACCCGTGGTGCTCAGTACCCCCTGGTCGCTGAGTACGTATTCAACTACAACGACGGTCAGGCCTACTTGTCGGCCCTGGCTGGCGCAAGCGTTGAGTACAACCTCAAATCTAACGTCACCGACTTCGGTTCTGGCGTTCAGCCCACCGGCCTGATGTCCGGCATCAGCTACGTCGCCAACACTGGCGGACAGACCTACTACTTCGAAGTCGTGACTCTGCCGATTAACTCGCAGATCATCGGCGGCGACGTGCAGGTCGAAGTGGCCTATGCCGGTCCCGCCACAGCGACTCTGTCGCTGGGCGACAGCTCCAACGGCACTTTGTATGCCTCCGCAGTCAACATCAAGACTGTTGGCCGCACCGCGCTGACCATCCCCGCAGAACTGACTAGCTACGCTGCCAACAGCAACGTAGGTGCGGACGCCGCTGCTGGTCTGGACGTGCGTGCGACTCTGGCTCTGGGTGCAGGTGCCGCTACCACTGGCCGTGTTCGTGTACGCCTGCTGTACACCATCGACGGGCGCATGAACGAGTCTGGCACTCAGTAAGTAGCCCTCTGAAGTGGGCTTCGGCCCACTTCTTTATTTCAACCCACTGGAGAACCACTATGCCTGAATACGTGCTCAATCGTACATACACCCACCGCTCGACCCACGGGCACATCGTCAACTTCGTGAAGGGGCAACCGGTCTTTGTGCCGCCCATTCTGGAGCGCGAAGTGGCTCAGTTCGGGGCGGAACCGGTGGATGGTGAGCGCGTTGACCTGCTGTCGGATATGGACGAGAAGAAAGCACCCGAAGCACCTACTGGTGCCGACCGTCGTGCGATTTTGTTGGCCGCGTTCGAGCAGCTCGAAAAGCGTAATCAGCGTGGTGACTTCACTGGTCAGGGCCGACCAAATCTGTCGATCCTGAAGGATCTCGTCGGCTTCGAGGTAAGTACTCGTGAGCGCGACGAGACGTGGGAAGAAATGAAGAACTTGGCGACACAGTAATGACCTCCGACGACCTGTACACGCTGTTCCGTAGCGACGTTGTCGATACGGTGGCTCCGTACCTCTGGACAGATACAGAGGTGTGGAACTACATGAACGACGCGTACAGGACGTTTGTGCGGCTCATCGGCGGTATCCCCGACTCTATGTCCTCGCTCACTCAGGTGGCGATTAAGACAGGCGGGGCAACGTCCGCTGTGAGTCCACTGATCCTGCGATTCAACAACGCATACCTGCTCTCCGACGGCACCAACCTGAAGATCATCAACAGCGCAAATACACCTCAGTTCAACGCTACGGACTATGGCAACACCATGACCTCGCAGCGCAACACGACTGCGGGTCCGGTGCGCTACATGATCACGAACGCTGGTCGCAACAAGGACGCAGGTTATGTGCGTTGGGCAAAGATCCCGCAAAAGGACGACACCGTACAGCTCGACGTTTACCGTCTGCCGCTCGACGTTGTCACCACGGGGTTCGAGTTCGATGAGGTGGGGGAAGAGCACCACGAGGCATTCCTGTTGTGGATGAAGGCACGCGCATACGGCAAGGCAGACACGGAGACGTTTGATCGCGGTCGTCGCGACGACAACATGAAGCTGTTCCGGGACTACTGCGCCGATGCCAAGGCTGAAAACCGTCGCTACAAGAGCCACGTTATGACTGCTGCGTACGGAGGTCTGTAATGACTACGTTCAAAAAAGATCCCGACGCTGTGCTGGACTACACGTTCGATTGGTCGGCGTATCTCGCGCCTATCAGCGACACGATTGCCAGTGCTACTTTTGTCGCCGACACGGGTTTGACCACTACTAACCCCAGCCACACAACCACCACTGCAACGGTGTTTGTCTCTGGTGGTACTGCAGGCCAAAGCCTGAACCTCACTTGCCGAATCGTTACGTCCTCTGGGCGCACTGATGACCGGTCTGTCACCTTAAAAATTGCTAACCGTTAGGAGTAAACATCATGGCATCCATGACCGACTTTCTGGAGAATAAAGTAGCTGACTTCATGTTTCGCGCCCAGGCGCTGGGCATCACAGGTGCGACCGCCGCCGCAGGCACTGGCCCTGCCAACGTGTACATGGCGCTGATCCGTGCGACCGCTGGCATCTCGCCGCGCTCCACCGCAGTGACCGTGGGCCAGACCACTGTGCCCTCTGCCGGTAACGGTCGCATGTATCGCTGCTCTGTCGCCGGTACCACAGGCGCTGGCGAACCCACATGGCCCACCACCACCGCAGGCACTGTCGCCGACGGCACTGCGACCTGGGTCGAAATGACCACGGACTTCGAGACGAACAGCGCAGTGCTGATCGCCGCAGAAGCCACCGGTCTGGGCGGCTACGCTCGCTTCACCTTGGCCTCTTCGTTGGCTAACTGGGTGGACACTCAGGCCAACGGCACTGGCGTGGTCTCTACCGGTTCGTCCGGCACGATCTCGAACAAGAACCTGATCACCTTCGCCACACCTTCTGCTGGCTGGGGCACCACCGCCGCCATCGTGCTGTACGACGCGATCACCACTGGTAACGCACTGGTGTACTCCGTGCTGACCACCCCTAAGGTGATCAACAGCGGCGACACAGTGACGATCCCAGCATCGTCCTACACGTTCCAGATCGACAACTAAAGTCTGAACGACCATGCCCCAACTCGCTGACCGTGTCAGGGATACCACCAGTACCTCGGGTACTGGTGCGTTCGCGCTCAATGGCACACCACCACTGTCGTACCAGTCGTTTGGCACGGCGTTCCCCAATGGGGCACCTTCGATACCGTACTGCTGTGTTGATACGTCTACAGGTGCGTGGGAGGTTGGCAAGGGGGCGTTAGCTGGCGGCGGTGATGTGAACTTTGCTAACGTGTCTGTTCTGATGCACTTTGAGGGTGCATCGTTTGTGGACAGCAGCCTCGCCCCTCTGACCCTCGGGTCTGGCGGTGCACCGACAATTTCTTCCGCACAAGCGAAGTTCGGCACATCGTCTGGTTCTTTCAATGGAACAAGCTGGGTGACGATGCCCGTGAGTTCCACTCCTCTAGCTTTTGGTGCCGGAGACTTCACCATCGAGGCATGGGTATATCCGACTGCCAGCACAACAAACGGCGTTATCTATTGCGGGCAGTGCAACCAAGACGGAGTCGCAGCCAACAACTCTGTCTACTTTGCTATCAGCAGCTCAGGCGCAGCGAACTCTGGTATGGCAGTGGGGGCCACAGGGTACAACGTCAACTGCGCGAACCCCGCACTGAACCAATGGAGTCACGTTGCTCTGGTCCGATACGGTAGCACTCTGACCACATACCTGAATGGCGTAGTCGTGCAGAGCATTGCTGTAACGGGAACCATGAACGTCGGCAACACGACTTTCGTACCGTCCATCGGAAGTGCTTCAAACGGCGGTGCGCCGTTCACTGGATACATCGACGAGTTCCGTATATCGAAAGGGCTTGCCCGGTACACCGCTGCATTTACTCCACCAATCTCGGCATTCCTGTCTAGCGTCGGGGTGTCTGACCAATACTATTCAAGCGTCACTTCGCTGCTTGCCATGAATGGTGTCAACGGCTCGACAACCATCACTGATACAGGACCAACTCCACTGACGTGGACAAACGTAAGTAATCTTGTGACGCTGAACACGGCCACATTCAAGTACGGTACAGCATCCGCATTCTTTAGCGGGGCGTCGACCGGCATTACCGGCGACGGTAGTGCGGCGTTTGCCTTTGGTACTGGTGACTGGACTGTGGAGATGTGGGTCAAACCATCGGCTACGGGAATGCAGGGCCTATACGTCGACCAAATTTCGAGCGGTGCGGACACTACACGCAAAGCGATATATCTGAACGCCACCAACAACGTCCTCTTCGTGACCGGGGCCACGAATCAGATCACCGGGACGACAGTCGTCCCGACCACGTCGTTCACACATATCGCAGTCTGTCGGGCGGCGGGCGTGACCCGACTATTTGTTAACGGTGCCCAAGAAGGTATTAGCTGGACGGACGCCACGAACTACACGGTCGGCGCAGCGCGCCCAGTTATCGGAAACGACAGCCCTATAACTACTGCATGGGCATTCATCGGCTACATGGATGATGTTCGCATCTCCAAGGGGTTCGGTCGATATTCCTCCAACTTCACGCCAGTTCAGTGCGGTGTCGGAGCGGGGGGCACTCTGTACCGAGACGTCATCCGCGCATCGTCCAATGGTGGTGCTGCTGTGAGCTTCACAGGCAATAGCAAAGACATCTTCCTCACTGCCAACGCAGAACTTTTAGATAACGCAAACATCGGTATGCAGGTCGCAATGTCTCGCGGCCAAGCCATGCCATAAGGAGTATTAAATGCCCGGAAATAATGATCCAATTTACACCCGTGTCGCAGACATTCAGACCGACACGCTGGCTGCAACTACATTGCTCGGCCCTACAGCCAACACCGCGCAGGACGGCACAGGCACGATATACCCAATATGGGTTGCTGATGCCACCAATGGGGGATATTGCCAACGCCTTTTGTTCCAGAGCATATCGACGGTGTTTGTCACGGTGTGCCGAGTATTTCTATCTGACGCGACCACAACGATTACCTCTGGTGCACTGGTAAGCAACACCTCCGCGAATACCCACCTTATCAACGAAATCTCGCTGCCTGCGGTCACGGTATCGCAGACGGCGTCGTCACCGCATTTGGAGCTTCCTATCAACATGCCGATCCCTCCAGGATTCAAGATTTGCGTGACGTTCAGCAGTTCCACAGGTGCTGGTACAACTGGCTGGAATGTGGTTGCTGTTGGGGGTAAATACTGATGATTAGCTTACCAATCTACTTCGCGGATGGCTCTTACGGGGCACAGGTTACGGATGAGGAATCGGGCGTCACTTACGTCACCGACTCCAACGGAACCACCCTGACGGGGAAGCTGGAGTATTCGTCTGTTCCACCGGCCCCTGCACCATTGCTGCCTACTGAACAGGTAGTAGTTATTACGACCTCCGACATCCCTGTTCTGACAACCGCGCAGATTCCTGCACTGGGGTAAGACATGCTTGACGCATTCCACACGCCATCACCGACAGTAGGTGATGTTCAGACGTTCATCGGCAACGCTACTGCTGTCGGAGCCTGCAATATGGTGTGGGCAAAACCTCGTGGCATATCTATGGTGTACATGATGGCACTAGGCTGCGGGGGCAATGGCACAGCGGCGACTGCGGGCGCTACATCGGCTGGAGGAGTCGGCGGAGGAGGCGGAGCAGCTGGCTCACTACTGATACCTGCAAAGTTTTTGCCAGATGTACTTTACGTAATGGCTGGTGCTGGTGGCGCTGGGTCTGCTCTCCCGACTCTAATTGCCGTAAAGCCTAACGGCGCAACCTATAACAGCGTCCCAGTAGCAGGGGACATATTCCTATATGCTGGCGGTGCTATTGGGAATGCCACTACTGCTGGCGTTGCTGGCACAACGTCTACGGCTGCTCTAGCCGCTAGGGGCATTTACGTATTTGTTCCGGGTTCGGCGGGGGGTGCGGCTGGCGCAGCTACGGGTACAGCGGGTAGCGCAGGGTCTACTAACGGGGTGTTTACCAGCGGCGGTGGCGGTGGTGGTGGCATGTCTGCGACTGTTGCAGCCGCTGGGGGAGCAGGCGGCAATCAGACAATATCCCAATACACCATACCTGCTGGCGGTGCTGCTGGCACTTCTGCTGTTGCCGGGGGTGCTGGTGGGGTTGGCCTTAGCATGCTTGACCTCGCCTACTTTAGTGCTGGCGGTGGGGGCGGAGCCGGGTTCCCAACTGCTACTGCATCTGCTGGTGGCGCTGGCGGAAATGGCGGTTATGGGTGCGGTGGCGGTGGCGGTGGTGCGGCGGTGACTGGACAGACCGTAGGCGCAGCCGGAAAAGGTGGCCCCGGTCTGGTAATCATCACCTGCTGGTGAACCATGCGCTTTGTCCTCGCTGCCTTACTCACAGCCTGCTCTGTACCTGCACCTGACTACTGTGTAGCGTACAAGGATGGGCGCTGTGTGGCGTGGACTATAGGCTCTGACCGACGCCCGAGTGAATCCGATCTCGACTATTTGACGCGCAAGCAGGAGAAGTAAATGCTCGGCTTCGACGCACTCTCAGCACTGCCCTTAGGCGCAGCAGCCGCGCTGCCAGTCAAGGCGCTCGCGTCCGCAGCTACCTCCGTAGCCTCTGCGACCGTCGCACTGAACTCCGTAGGTGCTGGCGGTACGACCGTCACATTGGCGTCGGCAGCACTCGTCGTAGCGACCTCTGCGTCCGCAGTCAACAGCGTCGGCGCGGTAACTGATACGCTGGCCTCCGCAGCCGTCGCTCAGTCGTCGGCCACCTCAGCACTCGTAAGCACAATACCTCTCGCCTCGGCGGCGACGGTCTCTTCGACAGCCACTACCTCAGTCAACGAAGTCGTGCGCATGCTCAGCGCAGCGAACGTGGTCAGCACGTCCGCTATCACGACCCTCGTCGATACCATACCTCTGGCCTCGGCTGCTGCGTCTTCTGCATCCTCCGCTTCGGACATAAGCACCAGCGCTTCGGTCGTGGACACTCTGGCCTCCGCTGCGACGGTCCAGGCCACCGCCACCTCGGCTCTGGTCAGCACGATCCCTCTGGCCTCTGCTGCTACTGCCACAGCGGCCACGACCTCTGCGGTCAGCAAGACCGTGCCTCTGGCCTCCGCTGCTACGGCGCAGGCTGCGTCCACCTCGGCCACGACCGCGACCGTACCGCTGGCCTCCGCTGCCACAGTCTCCTCGACCGCGAACGTAGCGATCAACGAGGTAGTGCTCATGCTGAGCGCTGCGAACGTCGTCAGCACGTCCGCGCTCACTGCACTTATCGATACGATCCCGCTGGCCTCCGCTGCGTCTGCGCAAGCCTCCAGCACTATGGCGCTGAGCGTCGTCACACCCGGCTCTGCGACCCTCGCAGCGAGCGCCACAGTCGCTGCTTCCACGACCTCCGCGCTGCTCGACACGATACCTCTGGCCTCGGCTGCTACGGTCCAGGCCGGTAGCACTTCCGCACTCACTGATGTCATACCTCTGGCCTCCGCCGCTACGGTGTCGTCTGCTGCGTTTGTAGCGATTAACGAGGTCGTGCAGATGCTCACCGCTGCGGCGGTGGTCAGCACAGCGAACGCTGGTCAGCTTGTAGACACGATTCCGCTGGCCTCAGCGGCTGCGGCTACGTCCTCGTCCACGACGGCGCTCACCACCGCTGCGCCCGCAGCCGCGACCCTCGCAGCAACCGCTACAGCCTCGGCATCTGCCACCTCGGCGCTGGTCAACACGGTCGCGCTGACGAATCTTGCCGACCCATACTTCAGCGCGGTCTCGCTGCTGGTGCATGGAGACGGTGGAATCGCGGATAGCTCGCCCACTCCAAACACATTCTCAGTGTTCGGGGCGTCGCAGGCGAGCACCACACAGTCGAAGTTTGGCGGATCGTCGATTTCGCTCGATGGCACTACGTCTTACTTCACCACGCCGTCGCCTGCGGGCGGCGCGTTCGATATAGGCACAGGGGACTTCACGGCGGAAGCGTGGTACTTCACCAATAGCACGTCTGCCGACCAAGCCATCCTCACGGTGGCCAAACCGACAGTCGCCAACGGGGTGACTGATCTGGCATGGGGCGTTCACCACCTCGGAACTGCGGTGGCAGGGAAAGTACGGGCGTTCATCTACTCTGGCGCTACGTCGTACACCGTAGACTCCCTGGCCGCGCTTTCTGCCAGCACGTGGTATCACATCGCCATAGTCCGCGCATCCGGGGTGCTGGCTCTGTACATCAACGGCGTGCGTCAGGGCACGGTAGCTGCTGCGGGTGCCGCCAGCACGGGCGCGGGATTCGAGTTCCGCGTGGGCCGGTACGACTCCGCAACCACCCGATACCTCAATGGATATGTCGACGATATACGGGTAACCAAGAACGTAGCCCGGTACACCGGTGCTACGCTCACGCCACCATTAGCTGCACTACCGGGCGCAGGGGTGTTCCTAGCTAGCAACGCGACTGCGACCTCCGCGCTGAACTCTGCGGGCATTACGCTGAAGGACTTGGCCTCTGCTGCTGCCGCGCAGTCATCGTCCACATCGTCTCTGCTCGATACGATCCCGCTGGCCTCCGCTGCGGCGGCTGCGGCGGCTACTACGTCCGTTGTCTCCACGGCAGGCAACGTCCAACTAGCCTCGGCGGCTACCGCCTCTGCCACGGCAACTGTGGCCGTCACGACAAGCCGCTCGCTGGCTGCAAGCGCCACTGCTGTCGCCAGCACGACCTCGGCGCTTAAGAGCACGATACCGCTGGCCGCAGCCGCTACGGCTTCGTCGACCGCCACCTCGAACATCGTCGACACCACGAAGCTAGCAAGTGCTGCGACCGCAGCCTCGACCGCAACCTCGCTGATCACGTCCTCCACACCGAAGCCGCTGGCCTCCAGTGCTGCGGCGAACACCGCTGCGAGCGTAAGTCTCTTCATCGCGAAGCAGCTCTCCGTGGCCGCTGCGGCCCAAGCCTCTGTCACGACGAGCCTCACCCTTGCCAAGCTGATGGCCTCGGTGGCGTCTGCACAGGCGCAGGCATCGGCAGACTTGAAGGTGTTCCTGTCGTACGTACCGGACGTGCGCCGTGGCTATCTGATCCCGCCGGAGGTGCGCACGTATTTGATCCCGGCAGAAGCGCGTTATGTAGCCGTAACGGCAGAGTCCAGGCGGGTATTAGTGGCGCGGGAGACCAGATCATTGGCCTCGCTAATCTAACGGTCTCTAAGCTAAAATCTAAACATGACTACAGCCAAGCCCGTCAAGTTGGGACCGTTCCTCGGGATCAACAACAAACTCCCTGCGGAGAAGCTCAAGCTACCGCAGGAGCAGGGCGCTTTTGTCCGCGACGCGGTCAACGTAGATCTAACGTCCTCTGGCACGTTTCAGCGCAGACCCGGCTACGCCAAGGTCGTCACCGGAAGCACGATGCGCTCGCTGTACGCCCCGCTGAATAGCGAAGTGGGTTTCTACGCTGACGGCTCGACGCTGTTCCGCTACAACGGCGCTTCGGCCACTCCAGTCGGCGTGCTATCAGACGCGCACTCGGATGTGACCTACGCAGACACGCCGCTGGGAATTATCTGGTCCGACAACGTCAGCATTCGTCTGGTCTCAGGCACTGTGTCCACTCCCGTAGTGCCGGACGTACCGAACCCAGTGCCTGTGGTCACTGTCGCCGACGGCGGCGCGTTAAAGGCCGGTGTGTACTCCGTTGCGTTCGCAGCTACGAACAGCTCTGGGCAGCGCTCTGCGCTCTCTGGTTTTCAACGCGTAGAGTCGCTGGCCGAGGGGCGTATCCAGATTGCGCTGCCCTCGAACCACGCCCAACTCGCAGTCTTCGTTTCTGATGCTGATGGGGCGATCCTCTACAACACCGCGACCATTCCTGCGTCGGCTACGGGCACGTTCACCATCAGCGCCGTGAACCGCGACGGCGAACCAGTGCCAGCCACCTACGAAGCACCGCTACCTGCTGGCGCACTGGCTTACTACCGTGGGCGGCTGCTCTCTGCCGTCGGCAACTACATCTATTACTCGCAGCCGTATCAGTACGGTGTATATCGCCCAGCTTCGGACTTCATCGCGCTCGACGGTCCTGTGATGCTGTGCAAGCCCACCCAGACCGGGGTCTATCTAGCCACAGCCAACGACACGTGGTTCCTTGACGGCAACGATGTAGCCACCGCAGAGCTGAAGCCGTTGGCCCCGTACGGCGCAATTCCAGGCACTGTGGTCGATGAGCCGAACGCGCTCAACGCCTTCTGGATGTCACCTCGCGGCATCGTCCACACGAAGGACGACAACACCATAGAACTCAAGCAGGACGCGAACATCGCGTTCGGCAAGGCCGACACCGGCGCAACCATGTACCGCGAAGAGAACGGGCTAAGCCAAGTTGTTTCGGTGCTCACCAACGTCGTGCCTAGTGGTGCGGCTTCAGCGTCCAGCTACATGGATGCAACCACTGTTAATTAGGAGTCCATCATGGAGCACGCAACAGCAGGATTCACCTATTTGATCGAGACGGTCAAAGACGGTGTGGTCGTTGATTCGGAGATCGTTCACAACCTGATCCCAATCGAGGGCATCAACTATCTCATCAGCGCGGGCATGAAGGGCGGTTCGCCCTATTCGAGCTGGTACATCGGCGTGTACGAGGGCAACTACACGCCTCAGTCACTAGACACCGCAGCGACGTTCACTACTGCTGCTACTGAGAGCGTCGCCTACGTCGAGACTGCGCGTCAAGCACTCACCCTCGGCACTGTGGCTGGCGGCTCAGTAGATAACACCGCGAACCAAGCTGTCTTCACCGGCAACACGAACGGCAAGGTGATCTATGGCGGCTTCGTGTCGTCAATCCCCACCAAGAACGCAGCCTCCGGGGTGCTGCTCTCTGCCGTGCGCTTCTCTTCCCCCAAGACCCTTGATGCCGGCACGTTGCTCCGCGTGACTGCTGGCTTCGCCATCGCTTCCAACTAAGGAGAACTTCCATGACTGTAAAAACTTCCACCGGCCTGCGCAACGCGATGCTGGACACCGGCTCGTTCAAGGGCACGATGGCAACCGCCAAGCTGATGATCTACTCAGGCACAGCCCCTGCGGATGCTGACGCAGCCACTACTGGCACGCTGCTCTGCACCGTGACCGGCCCCACCGCTGCGGCTCTGGCATGGGACACTTCGGCTCTGGGCGGCGTGATCTCCAAGTCGCCGAGCCAGACATGGTCGGGCACTTGCAGCGCGGGCACTGCGGGCTACTACCGCGTCGTGAACTCCGCCGACACGGGCGCTTCGAGCACAACCCAGCCCCGCATCCAAGGTACGGTGGACGTAGCCGGTGCCGACCTGAACCTGTCCAGCACGACCTTCGCTGGCGGTGCTACGCAGACCATCGACTACTACTCCGTCGCTCTGCCCACGGGTTAATCGCCGGTCGTTGAAACACGGGTCGGCGTACTCAGTGCGTCGGCCTTTTCTTTTGGAGGTAGGTCGTGACAATCGCATTCACCATCGTTGCTAATCAGGACTACCTCGGTGGCGGGACGTTCAACAACGCCTCGTTCGGTAACGGTGGATACATTTCTGGGTACGGGGTCACGGCATACCCCGGAACCAACACTGGTGGGTCGGGCGGCTCGCTGACGCTCATAGGTAACTGCACACCCGGCGGCTTCTACATGGGGAGTACAGGTAACACGTTTGTGGCCGCTCTCGGCAGCGGGGTGGGTTATGACGTAGCTATTTACAACAACATAGATACTTCCGCCTACGTGAATGACGTGTGGCCGGATGAAAACCAATACTTTGAAATAGTCTCCGGCGGGTCCGCACCAGTCATCACTACGGCTCTCGGTGTCGTCGTCCACCTGACCCTAGTCCCCGACTCCGCGTTCGTCACGACGTGGGATAGCTCCGGCACGGATGCTGGCAGGCCATTCGGCTTCAGACTCGCGCAAGCGACGTGGCCCACTGCCCCCGCTGTTTCAGGTGTTGCCGAGGTCGCCGTAGTTATAAGCGACTTCATCGGTGACGCTGGGACTCTCCGGTTAGGGTTTCGCGACACTGCGACCGGTGCGTGGACGACTGTTAACTACGGCGGGTCGTACGCAGGGCCGGGGTACTACGGTAAAAACTGGAGCATCGGTGTCACCCAAGGGTACGTTGATCAGTACCCCGACATGCAGACTTGGGGGAGCATGAACGACAACTACTTTGTGCTCGTACTGCACCGGCGAGATGACCTGGGATTGTTTGATGTCCTCACGTTCGACCTCACCACGCACGCAATAGTCGCCAGCGAGCGAAACTTCGCCGCTGTCCCGACCACGTACGTCAACGCGTTCGGCTCGTTCGCATTCGACACAGCGATAAATATCGACACCACCGCGCACGTAACCACCGAGCACTACTTCCTGAACGTGGGGCATACCGCAGTATGGCCCCCTTCCACGAACACTTCCCGCACACCGGTCTCGGTGTACTGGGAGAGCATCTCCAAATGTACTGAGTACAACTTGTAGGAGACCAAGGTCGTGACAGTCGCATCAATAATACTGACCACCATAGAGAGCGTAGGCACGGATAACATTATCTGGGAGCACTACGAGACGACTGTGGTCGTCAACGGCTCGACCATATACAGCTACTACGGACAGACGCCAGTACCTAACCCAGCATACGACGGCTCACTGCGCGGGTTTAGCTGGTCGGAGCCTGTGCCGCCGCCGTACAACACGGGGTACCCAACCGGTCCATGCTACCGCTCTGGGAGCCAGATTGCTCGGACAGGCAGTACGGTATGTGTGCAGTTCCCGTCGCTTGGCGACAGCAGCGTGTGGGTGTACGCAATGTGGGACTACATCGACCTGTTGTTGACCACCGCAATTGATCCTAACGGCAACTACATCCTAGACACGCCCTGTTTGACGGGAACCACTACAGGCCCAGCCACTACCTTAATGTCCCCAGCGGGCGTTGTAGTTGACTTCTCCAATGCGCTGACCGGGACTTACCATGAGTACGATCTCCGTGCATCCCAGCACGAGATGCGATACACCACGTCGTTCACCGTACCGCTTTCGGGTGGGAGCGGTATCGTCGGGAACCCAACCAGCGTGTATTGGGACTGCTTGTCCCGCTGCACCGAGTACAGCGTATGACCGACCAACCCAAGCTCCCCAATGGACCCAGCGCTCAGGGCGCAGCGGGCGTACGGGCGCTTGGTGGCGGCTATCAGGTCCGGTACGCAGCCGACTTCGTGGCGAAGACTCGCGGCGAGTTCTCTCGTGTCGAGGCCACGGGTGGCTATCCATATAACTCCAAGGGCGTGTACAAGGCTGGCACTGCGTCCTCGGCGTTCATTGCATCGAGCTACAAGGCCAAGTTCGTCAAGACGAGCCAGATCATTGCTGTGCTCGACTGCGACTTCGGTAAGACAGCCTCGTGGAACATATCGTGGAATTACTTCTACACCTACTACACCGCTACCCAGAGGGTCACAGTCAAAGGCGTGGTCATCGACTCTTTCGCTCTGCGCCTCACGGTCGTCGAGAACAACACTCTGCTGCCGCCTGTGTACTACATCGGGCGTGTCAAGACCTCTGAGGGTACTGCTGCTCTCGTCGGTACGGTCTCGACCAAAGACCTCGGGCGCACAGACACCAACGGATTCATCTGTGCCGACCCAGTCATACACCGTACGTTCATCTTGCCTGACGGCACCGCAGCATCTGATGAGACGGGTATCACGGTGCCCCTGAATGACGAGGCTTACGTCTCTCCACGATGGGCGGCATCCTCAGCGATCATCTACGTGCTGCTGGCCCACTCGCACTATGCGGTCTCCGGTACGCCCACGGCAACCGCGCCGGTCTACCTGTGCACCTCTCGTGACCTCGGCTACACATGGGAGCACGTCGACATCGCGGCCTACGCATTTGGCGACTTCCCGCTCACCAGCTACAGCCAAGCCAATGCGGCGGTCGCCAGCGCGTTCATGGCGATGTACGTCGTGATGATGGACAACGACGAGGCCCTGATTGCCTTCCCCCGCAAAACCGCCGCTGGCACCTACGGCTCCCGTGTGGTAAAGCTCAGCGGCCTGACCGCCACCACGGTGTACGACGGCGCACCCGGCGCTCTCGTGCCGTACCCTGCGTCGCTCGTCTTCGCTGGCGACAACACCATCGTCATGAAGCGCAACCTCGGGTACGACGGGATCAACTACGACACCGACTTCCTCGTCTCATTTAACCGAGGCGACACGTGGGACACCTACACGCCGACCGGCCTCGACGCGCCGCTGAAGAACCAATACTTCGGCGACCTCAAAGTGGACATGGCTGCAAACGGACGTGGTCGCGCTGCTCGCATCCTCATGACCGGGTGGAACCCGAGCGACCTCAGCTATTACGTCTACTCCACTGTGAACTACGGACTATCGTGGACCCGTGGAGCCAAGATCACTGAGTCTGACGTGTTCCGTCGGGTGGACACCACTATCTCAGGCGACGGCGGCGGCAACTTCCGCACCCTGAACATTTTCAGCACACCCAACAGTCCTCGCACTGTGGATGTTTCCGTACCTAAGCGATACACGAGGCACGCTGTATGACGATCCTACTCAAAGACATAACATCCGTTCCCGGCGTCGCAGGTACCCAAGGTACTGCTGCGAGCACCTTCACGACCACCTCGATGACGAACGTGATGATCTCCCCCGGCTCGCCCCCGGTGCCACCGTCCTCGCATGTCGTGGCGAGGGAAGTGTGTTCGTGGAGCGCCAGCAGTACGATCATCGTGCCGATCAGCGCCACTCAGGCTCTGGTGGGCGTTGGTACTAGCGGGCGTGTGGTTACCGACGCACAGGGCAACCCGGTTGGCATCATGCTTACGCCACCACCGACGTACTCCTGCACGACGGTATACGAAACGGTGTACGACCCCGGTAGCCCCGGCACGCCGCCTGTGTACCAGCAGGTAGCGACGACCTCGGTGACGACTATCCCCGGCACACCCGGAGTGGCTGCGATCCCGGCCATCGCTTCTGTTCCTGCATGGGACGCAGTAGCGAGTAGCCAGAGCCTCATCTACCCAGCTAGTTGGACGGTGGACTTCGCCGGTACAGAGACGGGCGTGGTGTTCAAAGTCCCGTCCTCCACGCTCGGGGCCATCGTCGGGCTGAGCAACGACATGTACACCGACGCAAGCATCGGACCCACCGGACTCTTGGGGTTCGCATTTATCCGGGGGTACGCGCACATCTGGGGTCCAGGCCGAGGCGCGAACTTCGACCAGTCGACACTGCAAGCCATTGACGGCCTGATCATCGGGGCATACACCGACACTGACGTGTTCATGATTCAGGCGTCGAACCAGACACGCTCGAACCAGAGCGGTGCAGTGATGCTGTACAAGAACGGGCAGGCTGTTGCGTCCATACCGGCGAGCGCGTTCGGTCCGTTCCGAGTGTTCGCGTTCCTGTACTCAGACGGCGACAGCGTAGTCGACGCGAACCCACAGTATTCGGGGTGGGATGTGCGCGGGTACGTCGGGCTGTACAGCGTACCTGCGGTCATCGGCGGGGGTAGCTCAGCCGGAGCGTGGCCTTCCTACTGGTGGCTCCCCGACTTGTTCGCCTCGTCTAGCTACTCTTACGGAGTACCGACACTCGCTAACCTCGGCGTGAATGGGATGCAGTTCACCAAGCTGTCCTCCGGCATGCAGGCACAGGGCGGAAACTTCGTCGGAGGTGTGAAGAAGTACGCACGAGGCAGTGCGGTACTGAAGCCGCTCAAGGCTACAGGCGGGCAGAAGGTCCTTGTCGGCAGCAACGCAGTGATGCAGCCGATGACCGCACTCGGCGGGCGCATGATAGGGCAAGGTACCGCTACCTTCCAACCGATGCGTGCGCACGGCAACAGCGCCATGTCCGTAGCGTTCAGGGCCTCGACCGCATACACGTCGTTCTCGCCACTCGCCGTCGGCGGGCACGGTCTGACGGGCACAGTCGGTGGGGGCGCAGCCGTGCTACATAACCTTGAAGCCATCGGCTCGAAGGGTGTTCGTGGTATGGCCCACGCATCCTTCATGCCCCTCGTCGGCTATGCCACGGGCGGTGTGGCCTCGCCTGACGCACAGCTTGTGAGTCTGGCTAGTGCATCGCTACCGCTGACCGCCGTATCTGAGATCTACGTGGTCATGGACTCGTACGGCGAAGTAGTAGGACTGTTGACGCTGGAAAAGCTGCTCGTCGCTCTGCTGGAGTCGAACGCCACGATCAACGATACGCAGACCACGACCCAAGTGCTGCAGGCTGCGATGCTGTCCTTGGCCCGTGGCGGCTCGCTTTCGCTCAACGACACTGGCTACACAGTGTGGGCGATGACCACTACCAACAGCGGTACGACGCGCTACAAGAACTTCGACTTCACGTCGTTCGCCAAGATCGGCACGAAGTACTACGGTGTGCGTCGCGACGGGTTGTACCTGCTGGATGGCCCTGCGGACGCTGGCACGCTGATCGACGCCTCTGTGAATTTCGGCAAGACGGACTTCGACACCACGCTCAAGAAGTCCCTCACCCAGTGCTACGTCGGTGTGGCGTCGAGCAACACCGTAGTGCTCAAAGTTGTGGCCGACGGCACGACGTACTACTACACCGCCCGCAACAGCTCGTCTGCGCTCGCAGAACACCGCATCGATCTCGGTCGAGGCTTCCGTGCGAACTACTTCGAGCTGGAGCTGCAGAACTTGAACGGCAGTGCGTTCGAGCTGGCCGACATCGAGTTCACCCCTATCCCACTCTCTCGGAGAATCTAAATGACCACCTCAGTAGACGCAATCATCGACCGCGCCGTCTCCATCGGCAACGACCGTGCGACGCAGGCCTCGCAGTACGCACAGACTGCGATAGAGGCCTCTATGGGGTCGGTCTCGCTGGTCGCCCCGCAGATTAACACCGTGATAAAGGTTGTAGAGCCGAAGATCCCAGACCAGACCGACGTGATGAACCAGATCTACAACCCGATAGCGCAGGGGTTGATGCAGAAGTTTGCGGACGACCTGAACACGTTCTTCACGACTTACTTCCCGCTGGACCGAGAGCTGATGCCTGCGGCTGAGGCCTGGATAAAGAACGCCATCGTCAACGGCGGCAGTGGCATCAATGCTGCTGTGGAGGATCAGATCTGGCAGCGCGAACGCGAGCGCCAGACGCTCGCTGCTGCTTCGGCTGCGGATCAGGCTGCGGCGCAGTGGGCCGCTAAGGGCTTCCCGCTGCCGCCCGGTGCTGCGGTCGCTGCCGTCGCGCAGATCCAACGAGACCGTGACCTGCAGATCTCCGACAGCAGCCGCACTCGCGCCATCGAGAGCTGGAAGATGGAGTATGAGAACGTCAAGTTCGCCATCACGCAGGCCATCGACTATCAGGTCAAAGCCATCGCGGCTGCGGGTGAATATCTGAAGCTCATGGCCCTCGGTCCTCAGCTCGGAGCACAGCTTGCCAGTACCGTGGCAAATGCGCAGTCCATGATGACGAATGCTATGGCTTCGTTCTTCGGCTCGCGCATCCGGCTGCAGGAGGTCTTGCTTGAGAAAGACAAGACAAATGCAGGCCTGAGCATGACCACTATGTCGAAGCAGTCGGACGTCTGGGTGGCGGGCATTCAGAACCAGACAAGCGCTGCGGTGGCTGTGGCTCAGAGCCTCGGTCAACAGGCGTCGTCTGCCCTCAACGCAGTGAACGCCACGGCCCAAAACATCGTCAATTCGTAAGACTTGACAAGGCCATATAGGACGTAAAATGACGGGCATGTTCAAAGAGATCGCCTTCGACAGCCGCCTGCTGTGGTTTGGAGCCGCAATGGGTGTCCTGACGTTTGTTCTCAATGCGCTTGACGGTCATGTTTTTCTCGGGCTGCTCACCGGCGCAGCCGTCGGAGTCCTTGCGCAGATCGCGCTGACCGTCGTCCTCACCCCCATTGCTTACTACCAAATGTGGCGCATTCAGTATGCGCTACCTCTGTGGCAGATCGCCTGCCTGTATGCGGTCGGGCTGGCACTCGTAGTCGCGTACTTTTTCGCGGTGTCATCGCTTGAGCGATTTACGGTCGGACGATTGCTGATTGCTTTACTGTTCCCGGTCGGTCTTATCGCCGCCTACATCGAGTGGCAGGCCCGCAAGAAGCGAACGGTGCTGGATGTAAGCAAGAGCCGCGAACTACAGTTGAAATAGGAATCAGCGCCTTCGGGCGCTTTGCTTTACTTTGAAATCTAACGGAGTCTGACATGAGAGAAACACAGATACTGCGAGGACTACACAAGGCCCGCAATGCAGCCTCCGCAAAAGGTTTCAGCGGGAAGTCACCTATCCACAGTCTTCGCAGTGGTAGTGCCTCGCTCCAAGGACCGGGTACGACTACGTCAGACTCCATCTACGCGAACCTGTCTAAAGGCGAGGCCGTGCTGCCAGCCAAGACTGTCCAGGCGCTAGGTGTTCAGAACGTAGCGGCCATGATCAAGCACACAACCGGCACGGCCCCGTCCCAAGGACTGCGTGCAGGCGGTCACTACAGCGGGGGTGCGCTGCCGCAGATCGACCCGAACATGCTGCCGCAGAGCAAGGCAGTGCCTCCTGTCGGAGCGCCTGCCGCGTCGCCTCAGTACCTCGACCCCAGCTTAAAGGCACCCGCTACCGGCGCACCCAGCGGCGCACAACCCAGTGCTGCGTACGAAGAACAAGTGCGCAACTGGTCGAAGCCACAGCCTAAGATCCCGGTGCAGCCCACGCCAATGAGTACCGGCCCGACGATTGACGGCGCGTCTGGAGCGCCGAAGCCAGTCGAACCCGCAGCCCCGCAGAGCGCTTGGCAGAAGGCCAAGAGCTTCGTTACTGGCGGTGGCGAAGCCGCAGCCGAAGCCTCCGCTGCACCGAAGGGGCTCGGTGCTCGTGCGCTCGGGGTAGGGGGCAAGTTGGCGAGCGGCGCAGGCAGGTTGGCTATGGCCGCAACACCAATCGTCGGCGCAGTGCAAGCGGCCAACGATAGCGACGAGAACGTGAAGAACCTAGCCGGTAGCGTCGGTCTGGACTACAACACAGATAGCGGTCGCGTCGGGGCCAACGTGGTGAATTTCCTCGACAAGACTGGTAACGCAGCTACGTTCGGCTTGGCAGGCGCTGCAGGTCGTGCAATCAGCAACAAGTTAAATCGCGGGTCTTGGTTTGCGGACGCCGCCGCGCCAGCCCCAGCCGGACAGCCAGCGGACGCCGCCGCGCCAGCACCATCAGCCCCGGCTAACCAGACCGCAGATACATTCAAACGTCTTGGCATGTTGAACAGCCCTCAGCAGGGCGCAGGACAAGGACCGCGTGGCGACGGTGGAACTGATCTGACGGCAGCACTCAGAGACGTGCCTCGTGATCTGCCCGCGAATATGGCCGACGGCGCAATCTACAAGACCGTCGGTGCGCATGGTGAGCCGGTCTACAGCGGGCGTAACGTCGGACTCAATCCGACGTTCCTCAACGGTAAGGGTGAGAGCTTCACGCCGCGTGGCAGTGTCGTGGACGCAGCCGCAGGTGCGCCGGTCGCTATGGGGCCAAATGGTAGCTACGCTGTCACGCCGTCGACGAAGGGCGCAGCGGCCCCGACCGCGCCCCAAGCACAGGGCGCGGCGGACCAGCCCCAAGCACCGGGTGCGCAGTACGCAGCACCACGTGGCGGTCTTGGCGCAGCCGCTGGCTCACCCGCTGTGTCGGCAGCACTTCAAGCGGCAGCACAGCGTGGCGACTGGGACTCCATACGCGAGCACTACCAGCAGAATGGCGGCACGTTTGCTGGTCAGAATGCACAGCAGACGCAACAGGCTCAAGGTGGCGGCGGCAACGGTGCGGGCGACCTGCTGCTCAACACGATCCGTGGCGGTCTCGCCAAAGGCCAGACCATGACACGCGCAAGTGCCGAGGCGCTGGGCAACCTCAACCACTCAGACAAGACATACCGTTCGTCGATGTACGGCCACGACCGTGCGTACGACTCGTCGATGTACGGACATGACGTCGCCCGCGAAGGCAACCAGCTCAGCTATCAGAGCAACATGGCTCTGCGCAAGTTGGAGCTGGCGAAGATGAACCATCAGTTCTCTAAGGAAGGCGCTGAGGGCTTCGATGCAGACAACAAGAAGTCCACATTCGCCACCCTCAAGGACGACAAGGGCGTGCCGCAAGCAAACGAGGCGATGGCGAACGAGCTGGGTCAGTTCATGAAATCCAATGCTGGTACTGATGAGAATGGCGTGCCGCTGGAGACGTTGAAGTCAATGAACCCACACAAGTACAACGCTATCCGTTCTGCGGCTGAGACTCAGTACGGCATTGGTAAGGTCTTTAACAAGTATGCGGGCACCACGATGTTCGGTGAACCTAACGGCTGGGCCGCACCAAAGATCACCGACATCCGCGAAGGACGTATGTCCGACTTCCCCAAGGGTGTCGGCATCGGCCAGTCGCTCGTGAACAGTACCGGCGTGCTGGGCGGGACCAAGTACGGCAAGGTCGTTGAAGTGAATGTCAACGGTACCAAGAAAGCAGTTCCGCTGAATGAATTTCTGAGCGATCAGAACGGCGGACAGTACAAGGCCTACTTGAACCAGTGGCTGCGACAGAACAACAGAAAACAGCTAGGCGACGACATCACCTCCGGGAGCTAAGACATGGCCGTAATCACTCCACTGGGCGGCAACACGGCTCTCACCCCGGTCACCCAAGCACCGGACGGATACCCGGTTGAGAACGAACAGGGTGGGGCGCTCAATCAGGCCGCACGCAGTCTGAAGTCCTCACTGCTGAGCGGTGACGCCAACAGCGCCGCACACGATTACTTCGACGCGCTATCAAAGGGCGACAGGAAGAAAGCCAAGCAGCATGGTCTGCGTGCTCAGCAGCTCATGCAAGAGGCTTCGGACGCAGCACCGCGTGTGCAGTCCTTGGGCGACGTGCATGGTGCGGGCGATGCGGGCGACTGGCTGGCAGCGCAGGCCGGTGCGGCACCGATGGCTGTCGCCAAGCCTGTGCTCGGCGGTCTGGCTGGCGCAGCGGTAGGTGCTTTCCACGGTGGCGCGTCCGGCGCAGCAGTAGGCGGCACGCTCGGCGGTCTGGGTGCGATGTACCCAGACATGCGCAACGCTGCAATGATGGAACACATGCAGGCGCTTGACGGGCAAGACCCGACACAAACGCAGGCACAGGAGGCTCTGAACCAAGGATCGTGGCAAGCAGTGGGGCAGACGCTGCCCTACGCCATTGCTCCTGAGATCGGAGCCGCAGGGCGGGTGTTCGGCGGTAAAGCCGTGCTACCCGCCGCAAAGAGTCTCACTGGGAGCTTAACTCGTGGCGCTGTTCTCCAGGGCGGTGCGGGAGCGGCTTCCAGTGAGATCGGTCATAAGTTCCAAGACCAGTACAACCCCAACCGCGACAAGTCTCACGACGCGATGGCGAACATCGACGCAGCGGCTGGCAATGCTCTGATCGGCGTGCCCTTCGAGGCCGTCGGTCATGCGGGGCAGGCTGTACACGGTACTCTGGACGCAGGACTCGATCTCGGTGCCAAGGGCGCAAAGGTGGCGGGCAAAGCCGCGATGGCGCTCGGTGGCAAAGGTGCAGAGGCAGCTAAGCAGGCGTGGGACAACCGCCCCAAGGATCTGACCGAAGCAGCAGTGCGTACGGGTGAGGCCGCAGCCGACGCCCACACCGCTGTGGAAGACGCATTCACACGCTTCACTCAGCGCGGCAAGGACGCCGACGTGGACACACTCCTCAAGCCTCAAGGCAAGGACATGGACCAAGCTACTTGGCGTGTCGACACCGCTGATAAACATAAAGCGACCTCTAACGTAGTCGATAAGATCTCGCGAGATCCAGGCTCGTACCCAGACTTCGTGCGGCAAGCCGCCGAGGACTATGCCAACAGCTCGAAGATGGGCGAGTCGTGGCGTCCTGTGCGCGATGCCATCAACGATTGGAAGCGCTCTGTAGACATCGCTGACTCCATCACTGAACTGTCGAATCACGTCGCCGACAAAGGCGGCAAGCTCGCAGCCGATGTAGCCAAGGCCGGTGAAGCGGTGAAGGACGCCTACCAAGGTCGTCGCGACACGCGCAGCAACGCGCAAGCACCTGATGACAAGTTCATCCCTATCTTGGCTGACGCCATTGCCCCGCACTTAGGACTGCGTACTGAGGCTGTGCAGCAACGTGTTGCGCCTGTAGCAGCACGCGCTCTGCACGACTGGATCGCCGGAGGCATGGCTGACCGCGACGGCAGCATAGCGGCACCCCGCAGTCTCTTGCGCCTGCTACCCAAAGACCCAATCAACGGTCTGTCAAAGGTCATCGACCTGATGCACCGCCAGGGCGTGATAGACGCCGTTGACTACAAGAACAAAGCCGCTGTGCTGAAAGACGCGCAGCAGCAGATCCACACCACCAGCAAAGTGGTGGGCCTGTTGAAAGACCGCCTGCTGCCGACTGAAGAAGCGACGATGGACCCAACGCAGCGCCGCAGTCTGATCGATGCGATGGCGACCGGCAAGCTCGACGAGAAGACGGCCGACAAGTGGTTCGGCCCCAACGCTGGCAACGTGCTCGACGACCTGAGCAACATGGGGCTGTACAAGCGCCAGAAAGACATCGTCGGCACTACCGCCGAGCACGTCCCCGGCGAAGAACCCAACACGGTGGTCGAGCGCCACGAATACCACCACTACCGTGAGGCACGCGGCGATAGTCCTGCCGAGCCGTACCGCCGCAAGGGCTTCTCAACGCCCGATCCTGAGACCGGCGAGATGACGTCGCATGACGAGCACGCCGCAGCCAGACAGCAGAAGCTGCAAGACGTGAATAAGTCCGCCGTGCAGAAAGTCGGCTACCTCGACTACCTGCGTGAGCAGTACGGTCACGACCCAGAAACCCTGATGGGGCACGCCACGGAGTTCATGTCTCGCAAGCAGGACGAGATCATGAAGATCAAGGGCAAGGGTTCGCCGGACGAGAAGGCCAACGCCAACTGGTACGTGCTGCGCGAGACACTGGCTGGTGACCGTGGCGAGGCCACGAACATCGACCCCAAAGAGTTCGCTACGCTGGGCAAGACCAGCAAGTGGGCCGAGCAGGTAAACCATGACGAGTACGGCACCATCAAGAAGGGCCGTATCTGGCTGGAGCGCAAGAACGCCGACGGCACTGTGTCGCAGTTCGCTACCTCCACCCACAAGATCATCCAGAACATGCTCTCACGCAGCAAGGCTGAGGGCGGCGGCAGCGAGATGAGTGGTCTGGCCGGGCAGCATCGACTGCTCATGCAGGGCTTGTCGGGGCTGGCCGAGAACGAGGCGCTGACAGGGCGCATCGGCTACAAACTGCGCGACAACCAGAAAGAACCGACGTGGCTCGGCAAGAACGGCAAGCTGCCGCCTGAGCTGCCCATGCTGGGCAACAAGGGCACGCTGGGTGCTGCAGAGAAGCTGGCGCACAACGCACTCAAACGCGAGATAGTGCGCTCGACCGAGACACAGGAGCGCCAGGAAGCAGCACAGGTCGCCGAGCAGCCCAAGCCCGCGACGGCACGTGACAAAGCCGCTGTAGCTGCTACCGAGGGCGCTGCACTGCGTGCTTCGAGCGTCGTGCGTAGTGGCGTGGCGAACGCTGCGGCGTTCCTACGCAACACAGCCAAGGGCAGCATCGAACGCGCAGCTTTGATCGACGGACTGCGCACCATAGAGCGCACAGCGCACCGCGACGGCCTGTGGGACAAGCTGGTGCCGACAGAGCGCGGGCAGGCCAACGACTTGCAGGCTCGCAACGAGATGATCAACACCATCCAGAAGCGTGCCCGCAAGCTGCTGGAGTTGTTCGACGACGCGACGCACGTCGGCAAAGGTGCTGAGAAACAGAGCGAGCGTGCCTCTGTTGATCTGCGCCGCAGCAAGTACCCACCTGCCGAGACACCAGCCGGTGAGATCGAGCAGATGAGCAAGCAGAAATCCAAGACGACCGCGCCTGAAGATGGCGGCACTGAGAAGCCTCGCACTCACGACGAGCACACCGGCAATCGGGTCGGCGAAGAAGGTCGCCAGATGCAGCGCAAGGATCAGGTCGCATCGCAGGATGCTGCACGCGTCTTCGGCGACGCCCACAAAGACTTGAAGTTCCGCCCGCTCTCGGGTGCTGAGAACGAAGCAGTCAAACAACACCTCGATGAGCTTCGTGATCGGCTCGGCGATGCTATGCCAGAAATCGCTGGCGTCGCAGTTACGGACCACAACGGCTGGGCCGGTGAAGCGCACACGCCCACTGAAGGCAAGCACTACATCGCGCTATCTAGCAGCGTGTTCGACGACAAGACGCCGATGCTAGGTTCGACTGAAGGTAAGGTCGAACGTGCCATGCTGCACGAAGTGGCGCACGCGTACGACCGCAACGACGATAGTATTTCAAATCAGTCCGCGCACTTTCAAGACAGCGGGAAGTTTCGCAAAGAGATGCGCGACGCGATGGCGCGACGCGAAGATCTGCACGATTGGTACTCGTACGTCGACGGCGCTAAGGACGCCGCTCGCGAACTGTACGCGCAGGCATTTACACTCTATCACTACGCACCGGAGGTGATGCAGCATGAGCAACCAGAAGCCTACAAATTCTTCAAAGCACACGACAACGCCGTATGGAAACCAGTTGCCGATGGGCGGGCCAGCGAAGAAATACGTGCTCAAGCCGGGACAGAAACCGATCTACGGTCGGACACCCGCCAAAGCGCCCAAGACCCAGCCCGCGCATTCGGCAACGACACCCAAGTAGCGGCGTCGAAAGAGGAACAGGCCAAGTTCCACGAAGACATCGCCCGCCGCCTCGGCCCGGGCATGCAGTCTGCGCTTGAGCAGAACCTGTACGGCAAGAACGCCATCGGCAAGAAGATCCCAATCTCAGGCGAGTGGTCGCAAGGTCTGATTAAGGCCTCTGTGTTCGCCAAGAACCTGGGGCAGATCGGTGCGCACGAGTCGTTCCATGAGTTCTTCAACCGTTTGAAGGACCAGCCCCAAGCCGCCAAGGTGATGGACATCTTGAACAAGGCTGCGGACTCTCCCTACATCCAGCGCCAGCTCGAACGCTTGCTGGACGGCGAGATGGAAGCACTCAAGCAGATCAAGAAGGGCGCACCGCACTACCTCGAAGAGCGTCAGGCCTACATGTTTCAGTTTCACCAAGCTGGTCTCTTGAAGATTGGCCCTGAGACAGAGACCACATTCCAGAAGATCGCCCGTGTCTTCCGCACTATCACCGGCATGCTCACCAACGACCAGAAGGCCGACCGCATCCTGCGCTCCTTCGACCGTGGTGAGATGCGCGGCGCCGACGCTGCTGCGCGTGTGCTGCACAACAACATCGAAGCACGCGAGAACATGTACAAGGCCGTGAACTCAGCACTGAGTCCTGCGCTCACAAAACTCAGCCGCGTCGTGAACACCGCCGAGACGAACCTGCGTGCCAACGGCTACGACGACGTGCGCCGCATGTTCAAACGCAGCGTGGGTGAGTCTGGGCCTCAAGGGTTTCTGGACGCCAAAGACCATCAGATGAAGCAGTGGTCTAACAAGGTCGCACAGATTTTCGACGGACTCCATCCGAAGGACTTAGAGCTGGCCGCACCCTACCTGCACTCAGGTGAACGTGCTACGGACCCAGCAGTCATGCGCCTCAATGCTCTACTCAAGGGCGGTAAGGTGGGTGGCAAGCAGGTCGAGGGTCTGCTGCCAGCCATGCACAAGTACCTGAACGAAGCAGGTGTGAAGCTGTGGGTGCCTGACAAGCTCGACCCGACGAAAGGTTCTTGGGAGCCGATGGGCCACGTAAAGAACTACTTCCCGCGTGTGCTCGACACGTCCCAACTCGTGCAGCGCGGCGATGAGTTCGCCACCGACCTCATGAAGCACAACAGCGCAGAGCTGAACAAGATGGCCGCAAGCATCAACGCTGAGACCAAGGACAAAGAAGGATTCGTGCCGACCACTGGTGAAGCACTGGCGAAGGCGATCACGAACCGCATGATTCAAGGTTTTGGTCAGGCCGACCTCAGCGAGACCAGCAGCGCCGTAGGCTTCAGCCCGTTCATGCAGGCTGTGAACCGCCGCACGTTGGAGTGGCTGCACCCAGAGGTCTTGAAAAAGTGGGGCGAGAAGGATGTGGCGAAGATCCTGAACTCCTACGTGGCTCAGGGCGTCAAGCGTGCCGAGTACGTGCGCCGCTTTGGTAACGGTGGTGAGAATCTGAAGGCGGCACTCGAAGCAAAGTATGAAGACCACGTGCAGAAGCTGGTCGACGGCGGCATGAAGAAAGAGGAAGCCGAAGCCAGAGCACTCAAGGTCGCAGCCAACGCAGCCAAGGACGTGATGGCGATGGAGGGCACGCTGGGCTACAACATCAGCAACGGCATGCGCCGGTTCCAGAACTCAGCGATGGTGTACGAGAACATGCGCACGCTCTCGATGAGCTTGTTCTCTCAGTTCATCGACCCTATGAACATGGTGGTGCGCGGCAGCACGATGGGCGACGCATGGAGCGCATACAAGCGCGGCATGCGTGAAGTCGCAGCCTCCATCAAGGGCGAGCACATCAAGGATCTGGACAGCATGATTGCTGACCAAGTGGGTACGACCGACGCAGGCGGCATGCTCGCGGCCTACGGTCAGCTCTACAGCTCGCAGTACATGGGTGCAGGTTTCCGCAAGGCCAACGACATGCTGTTCAAGTACAACGGTATGGAGGGCTTCAACCGTGGCATGCAGGTCGCAGGTACTCGCGCTGCGATCAACTTCATCAAGCGTCACGTGGAGAAGCCCAACGAGCGCAGCAAGGACTATCTGGCCGAGCTGAACCTCAAGGCTCGCGACGTGAAGATCGACAAAGATGGCGAGCTGGACTACACCGATCCGAAGATTCAGCAGGCGATTCATCAGTGGGTAAACGGCTCTGTTATGCGCCCCAACGCAGCACAGCGTCCGGCCTGGGGCAGCGACCCGCACTACATGGTCTTGTGGCACATGAAGCAGTTCGCTTACACGTTTCACGACGTGATCATGAAGCGTGCCATGCACGACTACAAGAAGTACGGCGACATGGGTCCGGCTGGCGTGCTGGCCGCGACATACGCACCAATCATGATCGCCAGCGACGCCATGAAGAGCATGCTGGTGACAGGACAAGAACCCGGCTGGATGAAGGCAGGACTGGGTTCTGAGATCGAGCACGGCGTCATGCGTGCCGGTCTTGCAGGCAAGTTCCAGCCTCTGGCTGACGTGGCCCTCACACCGGGCCGAAGCATGCTGGGTCTGGGTGGTCCGCTCGTAGAGCAGATCACTCAACTCGCAGATCAAACCCCCCACGACGCGGCTGTGAATGCGCTCCCAGGTGCAAACCTGTGGAACATGCTCGGCGGTCACAACCACATCGAAGTTCAAGGAGAAGACTGATGACGCCGCCGACCCCGACGCCACCGGATGACGGTTTTTTAGAGTTCACGAACAGCGAGTTTCGCGAGCGCCGCAGCGACCCGAGTTCGCAGACTTACTACCTGCTGTTTCGCCAGATGGCCGACAAGATTGAAGAGCTGTCGCACGACATCAAGGACGTGAAGGCGAAAGTCAACCTCAACCACGCGACGTACATGGAGCACACCGAACGTGCTGTGACCACAGCGCTCAACGCTGCGTTCCCCGAGGGAGACCCGGAGGGGCACCGCAAGCACCACGAGATCGTGATCGAGCGCGAATCAGAGCGGCTTGCGTTTTGGAAAAAGATGCGCGAGGAGGTGGGTAAGTGGGGCATCACCGGTGTGCTCGGCCTGATCGGCCTTGCTGTGTGGAAGTTTTTATTGGGAGGACCTGTGAAATGAAGATCGAAGTAATCAGACCAGAAACCTGCGGCGCTAGCTGCACCATCGGAGAAATGTATGTCGACGGAGTATTCAAGTGCTACACGCTGGAGGACGTTGTTCGCCCAGCGGGTGAGAAAGTTTTTGGGGAGACTGCTATCCCTTTCGGCACCTACCGTGTCGACATCACTCACTCCCCTCACTTTGATAGAGACCTTCCACTCCTTCTGGAAGTGCCGGACTTCTCCGGGGTCAGAATTCATCCAGGGAACACAGCAGCCGACACGGAAGGCTGCATCTTGGTCGGACTCGGCAAAACAGAAGACACCATCACCCAGTCAAGACTTGCCTTTGATGGACTGTTCACTGAAATTAGGGATGCCATCGAGCATGGTGAAGAAGTCTGGGTCGAGGTGAAATGATGTCGATGCTCGACGAAGTCAACCCGCTGGACGTGCGCCTGTCATCCGAGGAAGCGCTCGCTCTGTATCGAATGATTCAGAAGCGCGAGCAGTACGTCGGTCAAGGGCGCAGTCGTGAGGCCCACGGACTCGGTACTGGGATTCACATCATGTGGCGCACGCTGACAGGCGAGGTGCCGAAATCAACCATGCTGGGGGACATATGAGCTACACCGCCTACATCTACGCAGCATGCGTGTTCGTCTTCGCCTTGGTACTCATTTACTGGACGCGCAAGCACCCAGAGTTCACGCTGACAGACCTCATCACTGGGGACAACGGCAAGGTCAGCCTGCGCAAGTTCGGCGCTCTGGTCGCTCTGTTTTCCAGCACGTGGGTGTTCGTCACGTTGACGGAGCAGGGGAAGCTGACCGAGTGGTTCTTCACTGGTTACATAGCGGTGTGGGCTGCGCAGAAGGTCGTCACCGACGTGGCGGCATCAATGAACAGCGGAGGTAAATCATGAACTTTTTAGGACCGTATAAATATGTGGTGGATTTCTTGGTTATTGCCGTTCTGGTTGGTGCTGCCGCTCTCGGAGTACACAAGTACAACACGTACCAGCAGGACATTGGAGCTGCCCGAGTTCAGGCCCAGTGGGACAGAGAGAAAGCCGCAGACGCAGTGGCGAAAGCCCAAATGATTCAGGATCAGAAAGCCAAGGGTGAAGACCTGCAACACGCGATGGACACACAAAGGAGTCAGACAAATGCGCAAATCACTTTACTTAATTCTTCTCTTGCCTCTGCTATTACTGGGCTGCGCGAGCGCCCCTCGCGTGATAGTTCAGGCGGTGTGCCCCGCGATCCCGCAACTGGAGCAGCCGTCGGCGGAACAGGAGCCACTCTTCTCCGACAGGATTCAGAATTTCTTGTCAGGGAAAGTGCCCGCGCAGATAAGCTACGACTTGAACTCGTCGACTGCCAAGCTGCCTACGGTCGGGCACGCGCCGCAGTAAATTGAACGCAGCCGCATGGCCCATGCAAGGAGAAAATAATGACCGCAAAATGTGCTGAATTGGTGATGCGCTGTTTCGAGGCCAGGACTCAGGCCCACGTCGCGCACCTGACGACGAACTCGTATGCAGAACACAAGGCGTTGGACGAGTTCTACAACGGGATAGTGGATCTGGCCGACAGCTTCGCCGAGGCCGCTCAAGGTCGATACGGACTGTTAAAGTACCCGGCGTCCAGCCCGAAGGTCGGAGACCGCAGCCACCCAGAATCGATCCCGACGGAGCTGCGCCAGTGGATCGATGGTCACCGCGACGAATGCACAAAGCACCGCGAGCTGCAGAACCTAATCGACGAGATTCTGCACTTATGCGACAGCACGATCTACAAGTTGCAGCAGCTCTCGTAGGGTAATTTCTGGGTAATCGAATGACGTCTACAGGACGTCGTACGAAGTCTCAAAGCGTCACGCCACTGGTAAACCTAACGTAGTCAACGGCATTTACTGCATTCACACTGCAGGGGTCGCAAGTTCGAAACTTGCACTGCCCACCATAACGAACAGCCCCGAAACCCACTATCCATGCGGGTTTCGGGGCTTTTCTACTTCTTGGGAGGCTCCACAGATGTCTGCGGTGTTTGACCCTCGGGTAATTTCTGGGGTAAGACTACATGGGAAAGTTTATCGAGCGCAGCGCGTTGTTCAGCGACCTGCAGATGAGCGTAACGCTGTGTTGTGTTGGTGTGCGCGTGGCCGAGTATGCGTCCGATGGTGTAGAGGTCAACACCGTGGGCGAGCAGGATGCTGGCGCAGCTATGCCGAAGGTCATGAAAATTAACATGCTCAAGGCTGGCCTTTTCTCTGGCACGACGCCACGCACTTTTCACGCCCTCGAAGTTGACGCTGACGGGGAAGTACTGCAGCCACGGACGTAGTGCAGGGACGATAGGCACGACACGGGTGCGCTTCGTCTTCGTTGTCTGTGAGGTTAGGGTGATCGTGTCGTCGCTGATGTAGACGGCCTCCAGCTTGAGCAGCTCACCGCGACGTGCGCCAGTCAAGAGTGCGGCCCAGATGATGGCCTGAATCTGCGGCGTGCAGTGCTGCGCAATACTACGGACCTGCTCCACGCTGAGAAACACTTCGCGTTTGTTGTTCACTGCCAAGGGCTTAATCCTCAGTCCGTAGTTCTCAGGAATGAGGTTTTGGTCCCAGGCCAGTGACAAGCCCTTCTTGATTGTTGCGAGCGACCGGTTGATAGTGGCGGCTGCGTACGCAGGCCGAAGCTCGCCGGTCTTCTCGTCTTTGATTTTCTTGCACATGTCTTTAACCACGTGGGCCGCGAACTCCCGTGCCTCACTCGCACGGTACTTCTTCGCCCACGGGACCATGCGCAATGCAGCGTAGTCTTCGCCGTCGTGACTCAGACCGTAGTGCTGCGTGTACAGCTCCACGATCTTCGCCATCGGCGGGTCGCCGGGGATGCTCACCTGCTTGGCGTCTTTGCCGACCGCCAGCCGTAGTTGAGCCTCTACGCGCTTGGCATCACCCTGAGTCGCACCTGCTTTAAGGGTGCGGTGGATGCGCTTGCCTTCGACCATGATCTGGACGTGCAGACGTCCGCGCTCGTCCGAGTAGATAGACATTCTCTTGCTCCTAGCCAAGTTTTGACATCGGCAAGATCGTACCTGTGGGTGCGCACGCCGACACTGAGATACGGGAGTCCCTGCTGCTCAAGGCGGCGTACTGTGGACTCAGAAATGTTGAGCGCAGCACAGAGCTGCTGTCGAGTGAGATTCATATCAGTCCTATGAGTTTCTCTTTCTCTTTGTTGCGTTTGGGCAGCGGGAGCCACGCGACGTAGAAACCGTCTTCTGCCCACGGTCCCGTCATGTGGACGCCGCCCCGCGTGAGTAGCTGCACTTTTGCACCCGGACGTGGGGCTGGGTCGCCCGCAGCCGGATACAAATAGACGCCTGCGCTTTCGTCAGCAAGGTATGACATCGCTGCCCTTCGATGCGCGATAGGCCTGGAGTGCGGCCTTGGCGACGACGGCAGGGACCGAAGCGTGATAACTGATTGACACAGTCACCAGCTCGTCGTCACGTGCGTCATGCACCTTGCGCTGCATATCCCAATCTTCCGCGAAGCAGCGCACCAAGGCGTCAGCTACGGTGGTCCGCTCGATCAACGTGACGTTGAGGTCTTTAACGCAGTCGGTCATGCTGGCGCTCCTTTCGTGCCTTCATGAAGTCGTAGACGCCGACACCCACGACGATGGCAAAGCCCACGGCTGTCACGCTCTTGTTGATCGCAATGGTGGTGCGCGTCAAACCAGTGAGGATTTTCCAAAACACGTCAGACTCCCAGCTTATCAAAGTGCTTGTTCAGTTCTCGCTGTAGCCAGTCGCCAGTGGCCTTCCATGCTTCACCACTGATGAGTGGGGAGCTGATTTCCTCGGGCGTAGCAGCGGCCACCATGCGGCAGTACGTCTCGATGCCTTGGAGGATGAACGGCTGAACGAGCGCACCTGTGGGGCACCCGTACTGCATGAGGCGGTCGAGTAGTTGTACGTTGGACTCTGGTTTGTTTGGTGTGAGCTTCATGGTTCCTCCTAATAAATAACAAAGTGCGGCGTACGCAGTTCTGCGACGCCAGGGTCTTCGATGGGGTCCGCACCACCCGTCTCGATGTTGTCGAAGTCACGCACGATGACTTCAGCGCCTTCGGGTTGTTCGCACCACACGGTCTCAACGATGCCGCCACGGACTTCAATGAGGATCTTCATACGCACTCCTCGCGCTCGTACTGCACGTAGTCGAATACAGTGCAATCGCGGTTGTCCGCTACTTCGAGCGCCCAGTTCAGTGCGTCGGTGTAGGAATCGAAGTCCGCCGCCCACGTCAAGTCGCCGGGTGTCCCGATGTAGACACCGAAGTAGTCGGCTTCAGATTCTTTGCACTGAACTACTTCGCCGTCTTCGATGTCCATGCACGGGCGCACCTGCACAAATTCTTCGTGTGGCTCTTTCACAGCATGTCCCCCGCAGATCCATAGTCTTCGTCCGTGCCGTGCCCGGCAGAGGCCAGTGCTTCGGCGTCGGCGCTCCCGTCACACGCATCGTGCGGGTCTCCGTACGCAGCCTCAATTCGTTGGTTGCAGTGGTCGCAAAACAAGTCGATGTCTTCGTAATTGACGTCAGCGGCCACGAGCTTCCAGTCGTCGGCTGCATCGGGGTCAATCGTCAACTTGATGTTTTCGTTGGCACACACAGGGCACATGACGCCGCTGTCCTTGCAGATATAGAAGAGCGGATAACCACCGGGCCACGCCCAGCTCTCCCACTCCTTGCGTTCGATGCGCGGCTCGATGAAGCCGTCATCTATGAAGGACTGCACCACGGCTTCGTCAGAGACTTCGACGCGGCAGTAACGGTCGAGTTCCACCCGACCGGAGATCGCAGCCACTGAGACTACGACACGCAGCTTCGGCGCACTCACGACACGCTCACTTCGAAGGTGAGGTTGCCAGCAGCGTCGCGCACCTTGTCGTCGAGGTTATTGTCTAACCACGACTCGACAGTAGATTCGATGACGCTGCTGTCGTTGATTGCAGACTCCACGTCGTCTTCGATCAGACTATACAAAGAGCTAGCATCGAGCCAGTCGTGAATGTCGCGCTTTTCGAAATACTCGCCAACGCGCTCGTCGATCCGCTCGTCGATCTTCTCCCACAGCGTGTCGTCAGGCTTCTCACCGTCAGTAGCCCTCACGCGTTCGCTGAGGTTGGTGAGACGCTCCACCAGCACAGTGTTGAGTTGGTCGAGCGCGTCCAGGCGCGACATCAAGCCGCTGACGCTCAGATTGATGCGTCCCTGCAGCCAGTGCTCAAACGCATCGGCAGCACTCGTAGCGGGTTGTGGTGTTTGGACAGGTATGTCGTTGATTGGGTTGTTCATGGTTTCCTCCTATAAATGAGATTGATCCCGCCAGTCGGCAGGCACGTCGTATCCTTCGTAACCACCTGCGCGATCCAAGTCGCAGCAGTTAGGCACGCACGGTGAACACAGGCCAAATGCGCCTGTGAACGGAGACTCAAAGATCCACACGCACAGTCCTGAGACCCAAGTCGTACGTCCTTTGACACGCCCGTAGCCGGGACAGTCAATGTCGAACTCATGCACGGGTTCGTCGTCGTAGAAGCAGTCGCTCTCACGCTCGATCCGCATCTCGATCTCGTCCTCGCGATCCTCTGGGTCCACAGACTCGTCGTCCTCGACCTCAGCACGAATCTCGGCAACCCGCGCTTCCCAGTGAACGTCGCGGCCCTCCATCTGGATCTGCATCACGACCTCTTGGTCTAGGCTGTTTGCCGAAATGATCCCGTAGCGGATGCCTGTCTCGGGGTTGGTGTTTGGTGTCATGGGTATTTCTCCGCGAACGCAATCGCGTCGTCGTAGTCGTAAAACTTCATATGTGTGAACGTGTACTCGTCGAGCCAGTACCAGACCACGTACCAGCCCGCCTTCATTTCAATTCGGTCCATGCTTCTTCCTCCTCGGGTGTCCAGGCGATCTCCACCTGCTTGCCGTCCTGCGTATGCACTGCCGCGTCGTACTCGGTCTGCAGTGTCTTGATGCGCCAGTCGAACCCGCCTTTCAACGACTCCTCGGCGTAGCTGCTACCGACGTGGCCCCAGCACTCGTCGGACTCAATCGGTGTACCGTGTTCGTCGAACCACTCAACGATGACCCCGAACACGTTGCCGTTGATCACGTCGTTGTAGTTGTCAAGAAACTGCCGGCAGTAGACCTTGCGGCGGCTGGCGCGGTCCAGGCCTTTTGCCTCGTCCGCGTCGAGCTGCTCGCTGAGATATTTGTCCGGTGCCCATACTCCTGCGCCACGAGCTGTATCCCAGCCGCACTGCATACCGCGTCCTGAGATCGACCAGCACTGACCGCTGTGTTCGTACACATCGAGTAGCACTGCGTCTTTGTTGCCGGGGAAGTAGGTGATGTCTTCCCACATCGTCTGCAGCACAGACTCGGCTGTGTCGTAGAACATGAGGTCGCCCCAGCACTCGTAGTTCGTCTCGTAGGCCAGAGCGCGTCGGGCGTAGTCGTCATCTAACTCGCCTTCGCTACGCTCGAACTCTTCCTCGTCAGCACGTGCGACGATCTCGTCCAGCGGGTGCTTCTCAGTGACCAGCTCGATGTAGCGACGGACAAACTCGGCGGTGTGGCGCTCATACACGATGTCCAGATTCCGCTCACCGTTGCGGTCCAGGCCAAGCGCTTCGTACCCGACCATGTGCTGGTCGTGTGAGGCGTAGCGATGAAAGCTGTACAGCCCACCCATGCAGTCGCCGATCAGGTCGTCTACGTCGCAGCCCGTGTCGTCTCGCACCAGATAGCCAAGCACTATCTTGTCGCCGACACGCGCCGTGTGGGATTCAAGCCAGTCGAGTTTTTCATACGACAGCCTGCAGTCCACACCATCAAACTCTTCAACGTACAGAGTCACTCGTCTCATGTTCTCGCCTCCAGTTCTTTGGTTGAAAGCGCTCCACCATGTCGGGGAAGGCTTCAGCAATGCGGCGCTCGTTGTCTGCGTCGGCGAACATCCACGCGTAACCGAGGTTGCCCGCGAAGTGACCACCAAACTCGCGCATGTTGGTCTTGACCAAGAAGCGGTCCTGCTCTGAGAGTTCGTTCCACAGGCTCATGGCGCAGCTCCGCAGGCTTTGAGGAAGCGGGCCTTGTCGAACGTGGCACTGTGTCCTATGAGCGCAGAGGCAATCGCCAGTGCTGCGGGTGTGCGTGCCTCGGGAGGCAGCTCTTTGATAGTTCGAGCCAGCAGCTCGAAGTCTTTTCTACTCATGCTCATATTAGAGTTCCTTAGAGTTCAACTTGTTGTAACGCTCGACGTAGTCAGGTGTGTCCTCGAACGCGACAGGGAAGCGACGACCGTCGTCACTTTCTTCTTCCTGCTCTTCCAGCAGTTCCTTCTTCCCAACGAGCTTGCCGACGTCGACCATCAGGTCTTCGTTGTCCAGTCCTCTGAACAGAGCTTCTGAGAACGTGCCGTTGCCGCTGAGGTCTTCGAGCAGTCCAAACTCGTAGTCCTCTTCGTCGATCACATCGACCGCAGCCGTAAGGAGGCAGTAGAGCTGGTTGTGGTCCCAGCCCCGCAGCCGTCCCCACTCGGCAGGGTCGTTGCGGTAGAAGCTGATGAAGCCGTCTCGGCTGGTAAACATCTGCTTTGCAGCTTTACGCAGTGCGTTGCGCCCAACACGTCGGGCCAGGATCAACGCGTCTGAGTACTCAATGGAGGCGATGATCTGATCAGTCTCGAAGTTGTAGTACTTAGGGCTGTCCAGCGACACATAAGTCAATACGATCTTCGTGCCCAGCTTGTCGTTGATAAAGCTCTCGAACACATCGACGTACTCAGCAGCAATGTGCCGGTGGGCCAGCCCGTAGGAGCAGTGCTGGAATATCAGCGCAGTGACTTCGTCTTGTTTGATGTCGTGCTTTTCGGCGAGGCTCATTGCGTACTGCTCTTCTTCGTCGTCCAGACTGCTAGACCAGACAGACTCGTAGAACCCGGCAAAAGGTATGCGTGCTTCCATCAGTTTCTCCTGAAGACGTAACCGTCGTTGAAATAGAAATCGTTGACAAAGAGATCGCGAGCTAGAGCCTCATAGTCGATGTAGCCCTCCAAGTGCTCTGGTATGTCCATGTACTCTTCGCCATACTGCTCGGCAAACTTCTTCTCGCTATCGGCCTCGCCCCAGTACGCTTCCTCGAAGTCGTTCTTGCTCCATGTACCGGCGTAGTCGAGGTACGCAGAGATAGCCTCAGCGGTCACATGACGTGGTGCTTCGTCGCGCACCTCTTGCCAGTCGGACAGGTCGAAGCTGCCGTAGCGCGAGAGGAAGTGGTGAGCGACTGTGCCGTCCACGTCTGCGACCAGCAGGTCACCGTCGTAGTCCTCAGCACAGAGTTCTGCCTCATGCAGTGCTTCGATCACATCGTCGGTGTCTGTTATCGAGTCCAGGTCGATCCACAAGCCCTTGGTCGGGATGCCATCGACGTAGTAGAACGCTCGCTCATCGCTTAGGTCGGCCATAGAATTTCCCCTTACTGTGTTGACTTCCTACGTGGTAGTACCCGCAGTGCGGGCATTTGTAGGGACGGATAGATTCCTCGCGCCGGGAGGACATACGCTTTGCGATCTCTGCTGCCAGAGACATAGACTTGTGTTTGTCTTTCCCAATGCAGTTCACTTCCGGCGCGGCCACGATGGGTTTAGTCATTGGCGCGTGCGTTAAGGAACGCGAGCAGCCCGGTCTTGTCAGTGGGCACGTCCACTTCGCGGTCAGTGATGTGCTTGCGCGGAATGCCAGCTTGGTTCAGCTCCTTGCGCTTGGCGCTCACGTCGGCTTTTGTCCCGACCCAGAAGTGTTTTTCTACAGGCTTGTTGTCGTCGTCCAACTCAACAGCGAAGATTTCATAGAGGCGCATGGTGTTCTCCTTAAAGGTCGATGGGGTTACGGAATCCGAGGAATACGGGATGGCGAGGCAGGTCTTTAGCGCCCACCTCGAAGTGCTTGACTTTCACAAGAGCACCCAAGTACTTACTTCGATTGGCCCAGATCTCGGTCCGTAGCGCGTCGTCGAAACCAGTACCGCAGTTGAACGATCCCGCTGGATGCTTGAGAACAAGAGCGCCAAGGTCTCCTCGGCCCGTCTTGTTTTCCTTGTGAGAGCTACGCTTTGTGCGGCCGAGTTCGTTCGTCGTTGCCTCATTCCCATTGTGTTGGCGCTCCTCAAAACCGATGATCTCGAACTCGCTATCGGTAAACCGCTTAAGCTTCAGGAGCAGTCCTTCCTTCGCAGTACTGCGTCCGAACTTGTAGCGACCCTGTGGATCGCGCAGGATCAGGCCTTCGTAGCCTTCGGTCAGGCAGAGCTGCTCGTAGTCCAGCAGTTCTTCAGCCGTGTGAATGGGGCGCTGATGCAGGAACTCCCAGAACAGGTTGATGCTCCCGCGAAGTTTGTTCGTACGTTCTAGGTACGGACTGATCGGGTGCTCTACGTGATCGAACACATAAAAATGCACATCAGGCTCACCACTCGCACGCATGACGCCGGACACCGTGTCGGTGTAGCAGGTCTTGCTGGTAGGGTGCCCAACGATCAGCTCCCCGTCGAAGTTCTCCAGGCCGCAGAACAGCCTCTGAACATACTCGTTCGGAATCTGCTTTAGAGAGCGTGAGAGTACGACGCCACCTTTAACAATGGCGCGTACGCCATCGAGCTTCGGGCTTGCGAGTACGGGATATTTCAGTGTTGCCATATCCACTGGATTGGCGAGCATAGGTTTGAATGTCATGTCTCAAACTTTCTAATAGTAAATCTGTGTGCAAACTCTCGACCTGAGTCATAGGAGTTCATCAACTCCCAGTCGTCAAAGTGCGTTGTGTACGAAGAGCGAAACTCCCACACACCCAATAAAAATGCTTTGATGATCTTCATGTCAGTGCCTCGGTTCATTCTTGGGTACATCACTGGCGATGCGCTCTACGAGCTTTGTCGCCTCCTCATCCAGCGCTCGCATCTGGACCTCTGTGGCCTTGCGCATCATCAGCGAGATGATCTTGCCTTTGTGCTTGTCTTCGTAGTACTGACGCCAATGGACGTCGTTCTTCCATCCGGGTTTCATAAGACACCGTTAGAGTTGAAGGTATGTCGCATTTCGCGACGGGATTATTTGCGAACTACTGTGATCGTGAACTCTGGAAAGTCCAGAACTACAGAGCCGTCATTTTCTGTGACGGTGACGTTCGGTTTCTTTGTGCCGCGCACGACAGTGAGACGGTCTATCGGCTGTGGCTCAGTCTCTTCGGCCTCCAGCCATGTGTACGCATAGCGCGAGCGGGTCTGGTTGTTCTTGGCGGCATACCAGCGCTGCAGCACACCTCTGCGCCACATGTGGCCCAGGTAATCCGAGACGCGGTTAGCAGACTCAGATAGCTCTTTTACTCGCGGATCGTCGTACAGGTCCGCGCATGTCTGGGGCGTGTCGCCCGCTTTTTTGAGCAACCCCTCCAGCACCTGATAAATTTCTGCTTCGCTCTTGATCATTAGGCTCTCCGGTTTCGCTCAGTATCCACGACGCGATATTTTCACGCGTTTGGATCATGGTTTTGTATTCTAAAGTAGACATGTTGTTCTCCCACGTGAGGTCACGCAGGACAACACCGCCCTCTTTACAACCAACTATCACCGCGACATTGCGGCCCTCCCCGTAGCGCCCACGCAGCCACAAAACCTGAAGGGCTGACAAGTCAACCTTTACGTCTGCGGTCACGGGGACGCGTTCGAGGTACTTAAACTCAATCCAGAGATCGCCCTTCATACCGCTATACCAACAGTCGGCTGTTCCGCCCCGGTAGGGGTTGTTCATCTTCTCCCTATGGAGCTTTGTTGGCAAGTGCTTATGCACGCTGCCGATGAACGTGTTCTCGGGCTTTCTCATTTGATCTGACCGTTGAGTTCCTTAACGATCAGTTCTGAATAACCGCCGATGTCGCGCCACGAGTCATCATAGTTAGGGTCACCGTTGAGGATGCGTCCAATCTTGTGGGCGATCATCTCCAGCGCTTCGACCTGCGTCGCAGACAGGCGCTGCCAACCTGCTGTGCGCTTCATCGTGTTCTTCATATCCTGCGTGATGCGGGCGTGCCCGACGAAGGAACCGTAGCGCTTACCGCGCTCGTCGAGCGTCGCATCTATCCCCATCGGTTTATCTTGTATGTCCGGTCCTGGCTGCGTGGCCGGATTTGTATGGTCTTTGACCCATTGTTCTTTATCTTGTGCAGCACTGTGCATACGGTCCCTTCCTTCGGTTTATAGATACTCCTGATGAGCGCCCTGCGTTCAAGACACTCATGAGGAGTACCGGTGCTCCGGTACTTCTTCGCTTGACTTCGCGCTACTTACGCAGCGACGACAGTCAGTTTTTCCAGCTCAGCAGCGGCCTTGGCAGCAGCCTTGCTCAGCTTGTCAATTTCTTTAGCGGCGGAAGCTTGGGCCTTCTCGAAAGCCTTAGCAGCCACAGCCTTCGCTTTTTCTGCATTCTTCAGATCAGCAGCGGTGGTTTTGACAGCAGCCTTAGCTGCGGTGATGACGGCCTTTTTGTCGGCTGCGGAAAGAACGGCGGATTTAGCACGTGCCATTTGAAAACTCCAGTAAGTTTGGTTCGTTAAAAATAAAGATTTTGATCGTCTGATTCCGATCTGTCATCAGATTGTGCGCAGACCCTGTTAGAAATCTGCATGCAGTCTGATCTGCATCAACCGCTTAACGGCGTGCCACTTTCTTGGCCGCAGGACGACGGGAGTCGTTCGCAGCCGTAGAAGCGGACACATCGGGTTCAGTCAGCAGACGCTGCAAGGAAGATTCCTTGTTCGCGTACGCCACCGCCAGCAGAGGGTCTTTGACGGACAGAGCCTCGATCACCTCGAAGCGCAGAGAGGGGTACTCTTCGTCGCTCAGGGTAATCTTGGTCGTCACGCCACGCACAGGCTTGCCGTATTTAGAAGCCACGTTTGCGACGTGACTGTCGAAATACCGGGTTGCCGTGGACGAGACCTTCAGGATCTGGATCGGCGTGTCCTGATCAGCGTCCAGAGGCAAGAGTGCCAAGAGACGTGTGTTGGAGCACGCTTTGCCGCGTCCGTTGGCCGCAGACTTGAACTGGTTGGCCCAGCAGCCCGTGCATGCCTCGCACTGCTTGTCGGGGCTGTTGCCCGAGGGGATAAGCCCTGCGGGTTCCATGCCGATAGCAAAGCACTTGGGGGGCACGATGTTGCTGCGGTCGAACTGCTTGTCGTAGTAGTAGTTCGCAGCAACGAACTCCACGATCACGCACTCCACTTCATCGACCTCCAAGCCGTTTGCCAGCTTGATGGTCTTGCCTTGGGTCACAGTGATGCGGTCACCGGACGGAGCACTGATACGCTTTTGGAGCGCAGCAATTTCCGCTTGCATTTCTGCTTCGATGTTCGCTGGGAGGTTGATTTTCGCTTTGGCGATTGCGGTGCTCGTTGATTTCGCGGCGGGTTTGGTTGCAGCTTTAGTAGCCATTTGGTTTTCCTTAGTTGGTTCGCGTTGCAGGCTTAGAGGTCTCGCAGGGAGATCTCACGTTTTGTGTACTGCGACAGCCCAGGCACAGCACCTTTCTTGTCCCACAGTTCACGAACTGCGGGCGCAGAAATACGACGTTGAATAAGATGGAACTGTTTCGTCTTTGCCATGAAGGCGACGAACGTGTCCCAGTCATCGTTGTTGAATTGGCGGCTCTCGGACACAGACGCTGTGCAGAGCTTGCCAGTAGATTTTGAGATGCCTTCAGAGTCCATCAGATCGAGCAGTTGCGCTTCGAGAGCGTCCATCTGCCCGTTGATGGTCTTGACTTCGGCCTCCAGTGCTCGCTTCTTAGAGCGAAGATCGGACATTGAGTCGATGAGAGAGCCGACGGTGATTTTGGGTTTTCGCATTGCAGTTACGGTCGCCATGATTTTCCTTGGAGGTTGAGAGAATATCAGATTACGTTAGAGCACAACGATAAAAAATATCTATCAGTTGTTTATTTGCTGTAGCAGGTGTCGTACCCGCCGTCAGCATTGAAGGGCATCGTCGGGCACCACGGACGCGGCGTACGCATGCACTTGAGCTGTGTGCCCATGAACTTTTCTGCGAGGCGCTCAGGTGCTGTCGTCACGACTTCATCGTGGGTCAGCATGCTGATCGCAGTCACTTCATTCTTTTTCAGCTTGATCTTTTCCAGTTCGTCAGAGATCAGCAGAGCCTGCTCGCCCACAGCAATACGTGCGATGGCCTGGACGATGTTTTCGACCACTAGCCCGCCATACACATACTTGTAGACGTCAAACGACTTGTACTTGAACGCGCCAGACTCACTGATGTGCAGGCCGGGGTAGTTGATCGGCATCCCGTTCGGTAGCCAGATCGTGTCGCCATCGAACTCAATCACACCACCGAAGGCTGCGCCGCTTTCGCCGCGAGCCATACGGTGCAGCATCTGCTCGGCTTCCTTCCACGCGACCGGGATCTTGTGGTTGCGCTTGCGGTACAGGTTCACGACGCGCTTGGCCTCGGTCGCTGTGATCATCATTGGTGGTCCCATCGCGCCCAGCTCCAGAGTTGTCTGGAACTTCTTAGCACCCATGCCGTAGCCAAGGCCCAGCACGGCGACCTTGCCCACAAAGCGTTCGTCCTTGGTAACTGAGTCCAGTGGCTTGCCGTAGATTGCGCTCGCCATGATTTTGTAGACGTCCTCGCCAGCCGCGAACGCGTCCAGCACGTCCTGCTGACCAGCCAGCCACGCCAGCATGCGGGCTTCGATCTGGGCGCTGTCTGACACGATCAGCACGTGGCCTTTGGGGGCTGCGATGGAGCGGCGCAGTTCAGATCCACGCGGCAGGTTCTGCAGGTTGAGCTTGTTTGTTCCACCCCAGCGTCCTGTCTTGGCCGCGTAGTAGTTGTAGCCAGCAGGCAGCTTCATGCCGTTCTCGCCCGCCTGGATCAGACGGTTCGCACGGGTCTCGACCTGTGTGCTCTTGGCCGCGAGCCGACCTTGCGCCAGCAGCACTACGCGCTTGTCTTCGTGGTCGAGCAGCTCCAAGAACTCAGGGTCAGTCTGAGCGAACGCAAAGTTTTCATGCCCAGTCTTGAGGCTGATCTTGGTGGGCGGTTCTACCCCGAGCTTGCGCAGTTGGGCTGCGAACTTGGGGTTACTCATCAGATCTTCTTCGCTGCACTTGGACTTCATGATCGACGCACGACGAGCAAGCATCTCTTCCTGCAGCGCCTGTTGCGCACGTGGTATGTCCACTTCGAGCTTGGAGTCGCAGAACATACGGATCGTGATGTCGATCAGGCGCAGCTCATCCATCGGGTAGACCGCAAGCTGCTTGAGGAAGACGTTGAAGCACAGGCCCACGTCGATCTTGCAGCCGTCCATCAGGCCCTTGAGCACGTCCTTCGGTAGATCGCGTAGACCTTTGGTCGGAGTCAGGTAGGTCTCGCTCTTGGCGCCGATTCCATAGAGCTTGGCAATCGTGTCCAGCTTCGCACGACTCAGATCAGCGTGCAGACCACGAGTCATGCTTAGCGTATCGAGATAGAAGTGCGGAACGATGCCGTGATGATGAGCCAGGATGAAGCCGTCAAACGCGGTGTTGTGAGCCAGAAGATAGTGGGTCTTCCAGTCGATGCCCTTGAGGATCTTGATGCCCTCGGCAGCGGTGTAGCACTTGGCTGGCTTCTTGCCGATCTTGATACCCCAGCAGTGTTCTTTGAACTGTTCATCGCGGATGTAGGACGACGTATTGAGTTCTTTCTTCGTCAGACTGAACTCGGTGGAGTAGAAGGTTTCGGCGTCGACGGTGACGACTTTGTTGATGTCAATTTTCATGCTGCAGCCGGGGCGGGGAGGGCAGGGAGGAAGCGTGCGAGCAGGGACTCGAACGGGATAACGAAGTCGTTCGGTTGCGCCATGCCGAGGTGGTCGTCGATAAATCCAGCCACTTCGGGCCAAGCCTTCTTTACTGCAGCCGGTGTCTTGCCGTCGATCTGTCTGTGTACCGAGGTCTGCAGCGCACTGATGCTCTCCAAGGTACTGGAATATGCGGGCCAGAGAGTTTTGAACTTAGCGATGAAGTCTTCGTTCTTTATGATGAGTTCTTGCGTCACATAGAGTGCAGGATCTTCGCTGCCGTAGTCGCTGTTGCCCAGCATGAATCCAACACCGTTGTCGGGGTCGAAGTTAACCGTGCAGTGCTTACTCATCTTGATGATGTCAAGCGCGCACAGATCCTTGATGTGTTTCTTAGTCATGCCCACAGACTGCAGCGCGTCGTTGTACGCCTCCACGGTCAACGCACGAATCACTTCCTTCTGAGGATTGAGCAGGTGCTCAAATGCTTTTTCTGCTATGCGCGTTGCGATGGCGCGAGCGTCCCAATAACCAATCTTTTTAGCCATGTCTTACTCCTTACAAAATGTATTTTTTGAGCATCGCCGTGAACTCGTCACTACGAAGTGCTTTTCCAGTGAGGCGTTCGTACGCAATCTCGTCGTAGGTGCCACGGGCTACGACGGTGATAGTCTCAGTGCGCTTTGTCTGACCGATACGGTAGATACGACGAAGGCCCTGCTTGTACCACTCAAGGTTGTCAGTGGGGCTGGCCCAGATCGTGCGCGTACCACGCACCCACGTCAGTCCGTGTGCGGCGCTCTTGGGGTGAGCGAAGATGACTCGGTAGGCACCCTTTTGGTAGTGTTCGGTAATTTCCTTGCGCTCTTTGTCGGATGTCTTGCCGTCGTAAACAGCAAACGACACTCCGCGTCTTTCGGCTTCTTTGACCAGCTCAGCCTTCTGATGCTCCCACTGAAAAAACACAACAGAGTGTTCGCACTCTTCAACGAGATCCAGAACATACTCATAGCGGTCAGTATCAAAACGGCTGTAGCCAGTTTCTTCGCTGTTGTAAACCGCACCCGAAGCAATTTGTAGGAGCTTGACGCGAAGCACAGCTTTATTGACAGCATTAAGAACTTTGTCCTTAACCACCGTGACCATCTCGTCTTGCATCTGCGCATAGTGTTTCGCATGTTTGGGCTGTAGGTTCAGAGCACGCAGGTACTCGGTGTTGGGCGGCATGTCCACGCACTCGGTAAGTAAGTGCTTGACGGTGATGTCTTTGACGAGAGCGGCGACGATGTTTGCTATCCCCGGCTTCTCGTTCCACTTCACCATGTTCGACATCGGCCCTACCTGTTCGGGAGTACACACGGCAGAACGGAAGGCAAAGAATGACTTACCAAGACGCTTCCCGTCGTCAAGGATGAGATATTGATGCCAGAGGTCAAGTACTCCGTTGGGATCAGCCAAGCCGGACATGTTTCGACGGTGCTCGAAGTGCTGTGCAATCTTGAGCATGTTCTTGGAACGCTGGCTCGTGGCGTGCTTGAACGCAGTCGACTCGTCGTTGATGAGCGTGCCGCCTTCGAACTTCTTCCAAAACGGCTTGCCCTGCTTGGCGAGCCAATTAACAGCGTCGTGGTTCGTGATGTAGACATCTGCATCTGATGCAAATGCTTTCTCGCGGTTGTTAGCGTACGCCACTGCCACTTTGATGTCGGGGGCGTATTGAGCAAAATCATCTGCCCACGCACTCTCCAATGTGGATCGTGTGGCGGTGACGATTGCTGGCCTGCCACCTTTAGCACGGCGTGCAGCAAAGTCTTCGATTTCAACACGGGTCTTCCCCGTTCCCGGCTCCGACTGATCGAAGAAGCGAGTCTCCTTCTTCAGCTTCGCCAGTGTCTGTTTCTGATGCTTGAATAGAGGTTTGTCTGTTTTCATTTTTCAGATCGTTTATTGCTCGACGAAGTGTTAGCTCTTGTACGAGCTGGTTGCGCCTTCTGTAGTAGTTCGCCTTGCGTATAAGGATGTTGATTGCTTGTTCCATAGGCATAACCGAGTGCTGCTAATAATGAGACGAAGCCCACGCCTGTGAGCATCCACCACAGGGCGTTAGCTACACGCTGCAGCCTTGCTCTGCGGCTGCGCTTCATGTGCTGAGTCCTTTCGATGGGTACTTCTTGAAGTCCATTGCGCCTGGACGGTCGTCAAACGGCCTGAGTTCTGCGCCGTCGTACGTGCCGGTGAACTCGACCACACGTGGCGGCACGATCCTCGGATCACGGTGCTTGGGCACAAACTTCTCACCCTTGCGCACTTGCTTCTGAGCCTTGTTACTCTCGTATTCAAGGCGATGCGACGGGCTATCTTTGTTTTCGCGCAGGGCCTTCGCCTTCATGCGCTCTTTCGTTGGAATCATTCAAAATCTTTCGGGACGATGATGTTGTTCTTGCGAAGCAGTTCGATGGCCTGGATCGGCAGACTGAAGCCACCGTCGTAATCGACTAGCTCCTGCTTGCCGTCTGAGTTGGTTTCAGTCCAGATCCCGTACTCCATGAACTCTTCGATTGCAGTGAGATCCCACTCGATGTAAAAGCGAGAGTCATTTACCTTGAACAGTTCCATCGTGGTGGTGTGAGTGCCAAGCTGGACTGGAGTAGGCGTAGAGCTGAACTCACGCACGAGCGGTGACTCGAACGTGATGCTGTCAAGTTTTTGTGCGGTCATTTCAACCTCCGAGGAAGTGGAGTAGCTGGGTTACAGAGATTTCGGCACCGGCAGCGTTCTTGTGCCCGCCACCACCGAAGTGCTTGGCGAGCTTGCTGACGTCATAGGCCCCGTTACTGCGGAACGAGCACTTCACAGTCAGTTCTGAGCCGATGTAATAGACCAGACCGAAGGTGCCGGTTTCTTTAGCCAGTTCGTGCCCGACGTCGCTTGCCATATCAGGACCAGCGTTTACTGCCGCGCCCGCGTAGATACTGTCGGCGGTTGGGATAATGCAGGCACGCTTGGACTTCAGGGCGTTCTTGACGCGGTTGCTGTGGTCGTCCAGCAGTGCCTGACCTAGCTCGATAATTTCCAGGTAGGTCTCGCCGTGTTCGGCCCAGTTGAGTTTGTTTTCCCACTGATCAAATGACCACGGCTCCATAGCACGCAGGGCGCGACCAAAGGCCTTGGTGTTCGAGTTCTTGAACTGCCAGCGGTCGTAGTCATCGATGTGCATGATCAGACGCGGGACTTCATCACCTACGAAGTGGTCCCAAGCAATACGTGCGCCGCTGCGGGAGTTGTCCAGCAGGATGTATGAGGTCGGGGTTTTGAACTCATAGAACGAGTCGTCGGCGAATGGTTTCTCTGGCACCCACATCTCAAAGGCTGTTTTGTGATGGTCGAGCCACGTGACGTGCCGTGCGCTTCCGAGGATGTAGTTCATGACTTCCAGAGGGAAGCTGAAGTCAAGAATGAACACGTCGCGGCCTTCGAGTTTGCCGAGTAGGTCGACGTCGTTGAGCGAGTTGATCTGTCCGTACTTGATAGGTATGTACTCAGCGTTTTGTTTGAGTACTTTCCATGCGGAGAAGGCAGCACCGAAACCGTCGGTGCAGTTGGCGTGATAGAAGACGACAGCGGTCATGAGAATTTCTTTCTATATTCGGAGATGGACATGGAGGAAGTAATGCCGTGCGGGCACTGGTTGCCCTTGTTGGGTCCGTACGGGCACCACTGACAGGAGAACGCGTTGGGGTTAGGCTCGAACTGATTCTTTTCGTGAGCGCGATCAATCTTTGCTGCACGAGCTGAGAACGGTTTGATAAAGCTGATGGCGTGTTCGCGTGTGTAGTCCACAGGCGTGAGGTCATCCTTGTCCAGATACCACAGCTCGACGCGTATGCTCTTTACGGTTGGGACGCGGATCGCAGTCGCCAATGCGTAGAGCTGCACCTGTTCACCGTGCTTGATCTCGTTGCCCCATTTCTTGCCGGTCTTGTAGTCGATGACGACGGCTTCAGTGCGTTTCTTGTTGAATGCGACGGCGTCGGCCTTCATACGCAGCCATGCTTTTTTGTACTCAGCAGGTTGCCACTCAGTGTCGAAGCCCCACTCACCTTCGAGCGAGACGTTGCCTTCTTTGTATCGATCACGAAGCGCTAAGAAGTCGTCAGAGAACTTCAGAAGTTCGGTCGGCAACGATTTTGTATTACCGAGTACGAAGTTCTCAGCCATCGTGTGAATTGCTGTACCGCGATCAGCAGCTTCATGCTTCTCCTCTGGTACACGATCAATGTGCTTGAGGCGATAGCGGTATTTACACTGCTCAAAGTCGAGCAGTTTGGAGTATGACCAGCTCATATTGATTCGCTAAGAGTTAGTTAGAGGACGTGAGATTATCAAGGAAATGACCAAGCTCGCTATCGGGATTATCTAAAGCGCCAGCCACACCATAGAGCAGCACTATCAGCAGTACCAGTGTCCAGGTCGTAAGTTTTTCTATCATGTCCGTGCTCCTAATCCTGCCCAGATTGATTTGGTTGTGCCTCGGCGCACTCGCGCTTTGGTTGAGATGATCGCCGCTCTGCGTTTGTTGTAACGCTGGTTGATCACCTTGCGGGAGATCTGTTCAGGTTCTGGCACGTCTGGACCTTCACCTAGTGCATAGAACGGAGTACTTCGTCCTCCAGTGCCTACTTGTCTCTCATAGCGACTGATGTAGACTTTCTTGCGATTTCGTAAGAGTCTGAGTGAGCCGCGAATAGAACAGGGTGTGCGGTTCGTCATCCTGGCCAGATCTACTGTGGACGCAGAACCGAGGTCGTCTACGAGCTGCAGTACTGCGTCTGCCATTGCTCTGGAGTACGAGCGGTTCATTCGTCCTCCAGCTCGAAATAAACGATCTTGATCCACTGGCCGTGGTCCCAGCCGTCTAGAGTCTTTTTGAACTCCCAGGTCTTGTACTCTTCGTCGTACTTGATGTATCCGGTCTTAGCTTTCATCCTTGCTCTCCTGAAAACTGAACGTGGATGTGGATGCTTGGTGCGTCAAGCGACATAGTGTCTTGCTTCTGCATGTAGTTGAACACCGCAAACTTCGCCAGTGAGTTCACCGTCTTTTCTGCCAAGCGCTTGATGTCGGGCTCGATGGATTCGCGCAGGGACTTCTCGACTTGTTTGAGAAGCTCTGACTTCATGTTATCCCTGATCATCCGCATTGCCCTGTCTAGCGGGATGACTGATGTTGTATTGACGCTCATCTCTGTGCCTCCAACTTAATAGTTTCTGGTGTGCTTATCCGTCAGCGGCTTGCGCCCCGCATAAGCATCACTCAGGTACTCCACATGGGCAATCGCATCTTCGTGCGTCATGCTCTCACTACCACCGTCCGTAGCTTGGCGCAGTTCTTCGTACCACTTGCTGTAGGGTTGCAGGGCGTTCATCCGTATGGTGTGCAGTTCGCGCAGATCGGTCATGTGCTTGCTCAGACGGTCGTTCTCTGCTTCCAACTCTGTGATGCGCTGATTCCGCACATCTACACGATGATTGGCAGATTCGACGCCAGCAGTGCGCTCTTTCAACAACAATTCAACCTGCGCTTCCAACTCTGCGATGCGCTTTGTTTGTACGTAGTAACCATACTTTTCCAGTACACGCTCAACTACGTCAGCGGCAGGCGTAACAAAGTCCTTGCGTAGCACTTCGTTAGTTGCTTCCAACTCTGCGATGCGCTCACCAGCAACCCGCACTGCTTCAAGCGTCTTATTTGTTTCCTCCTCCGCACCCTGTAACCGTGCTGCTGCAAGCTGGGTGGCGGTGTAGAGTGGAATGCAGTTTGGTTTCTGTGAGAACGACAGGGCCTCCATATCACCAAGACCTACGTGGCGCTTTGTGTAGCTGTACGCCACAGGCTCCATGTCCACACCCACAAGCTGCTGCATGTGCCACTCGACTGCGCGTTGGGCTGTTTGGGTATACCCACTGCCTTCTTTTATCCACTGCTCAATAAGTTCTTTTGGGATGTTCATTTCGACGCCTCCAACAAATCCTGTTTAAGAATCTCAAGCACACCAAGCGTTGCCGCCAGAGACACACGACCTGAGTAGCTATACACAACTTTCTCCAGTTCATCACGCATGAGTTGGAGTTCTGTATATGGGTTAGCCCACGCACCTTTAAGTGGGGTGACGATGTTTTCGTTCATGCTTGTTTCTCCTTGAGCGAGCGAATTTCAGTTGCTAACCGTGACCCGGGAGTAGCATTCCACTGGTCACACACCTTCGCAGCCTCTTCCAACGCACTATCACGCGACTGTGCAATCAGTTTGCGTACTGTGTCTGCGGTGTATCCATCAACGTACTCAACCAATCGCCCGAGGCCATCTGGATACGGGCCACAATCAACTTCAATTTCGCCATCTGGCTCTGGTAGTTCAGTCATTCTGTGTCTCCAAAAATAGCAGCATGTGCTTCGATCATCAACACAGCCATTGCGTACTCTTTACCGTGGTCCGTATCACTGTGGGTTTTCTCAACCGCTACTATGAATTCATCCAAGAACCCAGTGAAGCAACCCGCTTTAATTACGATTCCTTTATCGGTAATGAATGACACTAAGTAGTCATAGCGTGAACCGATTGGACCGCACTGGAAGAATGGTCGCTTACCGACAAGCTTTCCTAACTTTTCACCCAAGTTCGCGCCACGCAAGTTCGCGCCACGCAAGTCCGCGCCACGCAAGTTCACGCCATACAAGTTCGCGCCACCCAAGTTCGCGCCACGCAAGTTCGCGCCATACAAGTCCGCGCCACGCAAGTTCGCGCCACGCAAGTCCGCGCCATACAAGTCCGCGCCACGCAAGTTCGCGCCACCCAAGTCCGCGCCATACAAGTCCGCGCCACGCAAGTTCGCGCCACCCAAGTCCGCGCCACGCAAGTTCTCCCTGCTAAAAGTTGCTTTCTCAAGCATCTGACGCGTTGTCATTCCTGCTTCGCCTTCAAACATTACTGCGCGTGTGTAACCATGTCTAATTTGTGGATTAGTCATTCTGTTTCTCCTTATTGATCAGTTCGACCATCTCCACCCTGAATCGCTCAATGTATAGAGGCTCTCCGTTCTCCAAAGCGCAAATTGCAGCGTATGCTAGGCGCTCAAATAACACCAAGATTTCGACGGTGTTCATTTCAAAGTCCTTCATCTGCGAGTGCCTCGCTTAGGATTAACAGGAACAGCGCCTTCACATTGCCGGAAGACATGGCGTACTCAAGCTGCTGTTCTTTCGTGTCACAGCAAACGTTAAAGCCGAGGTGTGGTGGCAAAAGCATGTTGTCCGGGTAGCCAGTGATCCACGGTGTCTCTGCCATAAGACGTACCGACGTACTGATAGGCCCGTACTGTAAGTGAGCGTCATCGGGGTGGATGCGGTAGTCGTGGCTATGCCGTTTACTAAAGTCTTGTGTGTTCCACCAAAACTCATGGATGTTTTTTCCAAGCACTTGAATCCGCGCACCACGCGCTGCTGCAAAAAGTAGGCGGCTCATTTCTTCGCTCCAATCACTGCGAGGTCAGTTGCATACGCATCACGCCAACGGCCATCAATCCATGCAGGGAGGCCATAACAGTCGGGTGGTCCATCCCCGTCCTCCCACACTTGCAGCACCAAGTAGTGTCGGCGGTTGAACCACCAGCCTTCGCAAACCATGCGGTGTCGTGTTTTCATTTCTTCGCTCCTTGAATCACGGCCAACGCAATAGCTTTTTGCGGGGTGTCTGTGTAGTGAGCGTTCCAGTTGCTAGTACGCCATTGCAACCCATTTGACATGGGGAAACATTCAAACTTCTCAGCAATCGGGCCGATTACTCGCCAGTCGCGGTAGTCGAACAATTTCCAGTCGCGTACTGATCTGTCACAAACCAGCAGGTGGCTAGGCCACCAATGCATTGATGTGTATTGTTCTTCGTGCCCAATGGCAAGCGCGAGGGCTTTGGAAATTTCTAGATCAGATAAGCTCATCCGGCACCTCCATGTCATCACCCAGCTTGCTTGCAACAAAGCAGCGCATGGCTGCAATCAGTGGGGTGGGGCCAGTGAACTCGTAAGGTTCGCCTTCATTGGTGGTGTATGCAGTCCACGTCCCTGCATATTCATCGGGTGTCAGTTGGATTGCGTTGTCCTCAATGATCGGGCCACCTTGTGCCCAGTCGGTTGAGTAGTTGTGCATACCGCAAGAGTGGTTGTCTTTGAACGTCTGCCCGATGAAGTATGCTTTTGGCTTGCGGTTCAGTGAGACTTCCACCGCCCAATCAAGGGTAGCGCCTGTCAGGTCAGATGTTTTGATTTTCATGACTGCTCTCCCACAAAATAATGAAGCACAGGTTTCTTGATGGTCGGGCGATCAGTCACCCAGATTGATTCAGCACGGATAACGCCATCCTTGTGCAGTCGTGAACAGGTGCCCGACACTGGTACGCCGAGCGCTTCGTGCAGTTCCCCTGCTGTGGTCATTGGGTTCGACTTTAGGTAGTCGAGGATTCGGTGTTGGGTCATATCAATACCAATCTTCCGAAGCATCTGGGTACTTAATACGCAGCTCCAGCACCGCTTGGTCCCGAGCTTCTTCAGTGTGGAAGTCTTCGTCATAGACTTCATTCCATTCGTCGTTGTAGACGTACTCACGCACATACACAGTCCAGCCAGTCTCTACTGGCGGGTCTACGGGCGGGTCGGCATACGTGAACCCATCGATGTGTTCGTGGTCGCCGTTTTCTCTCGTGCCGTACTGATAGACACAGATTTCATACTGCTTCATGTTCAGCTCCTACAGCTCCATAGTGCATTTCTTGTTGTCGAACTCGAACACCAAGCGGCTATGTTCAACATAGACTTTGACCTGCTCTTTGTCGCTCCAGCTCAGGCCGAAGTAACGCAGCACGTCCTTAAATTCTTCATAGAAATCTTCACCGTTCATCTGCAGCTCCAGGCGATGATCCGCACGCCGTCAGTCGCGCTGCAGATCTGTTTGTTGTCCACGAACACGATGTAGTCCTCAAGCGCCAGCGGCTTGGGCGGCGGTACGTACGTGGCGCACCCTGTAAGCGTGAGCAGCGCCAGCTCAACTGGCGTGCGCTTGCTACCCACGGAGATTCGCCATCACGGCCTGTACGACCTTGTTGATATTTTCGATTCCGTTAGAGATGAACGGATGTGCGACCTTGACTTCTTTTTCAGTCATGTACATCTTCATCACTGCGGCGGGCAGAGTTTTGGCGTGTACAGATAGCTGTAGCAGGTCCAACAGCACTCGGCTGTCGTTGGTAACCTCGTTGTCAGCGCGTGCGTAGAGCGAAGCAATAGTCACGATCATCTCGGACTCGTGCTTGGCGAGCGCCATGATCATCTCGGCCTTGTCGGCCAGAGCGTCTCCGTGCTGAGAACGCAGGCTCTCAAGCATCTCGACGTTCTTGTCGATCTGTTGGTTTGCGAACGCCATAAATTGTTCTGCGGTTTCTATCATTTGCTGCTCCATTTAACAAACAGTTTGAAAAATACGCCGACGATGAGCGCACAGATTGCTGCACTCATACCTCCGGTCAATGTGCCCTTGTGCATGCTGAATACGACGTAAAACACGACGATCTCAACAGTCAGTGTGAAGAAATCAAATGTCAGTGCTTTGCGCAGCATGCTGAAGATTCCTATCGCCAGCAGCACGCCGTAGAACAGCGGTGCTGCGTCTATGTGCCCGAAGAATGCACCCATGATGTGGCTCCTTGTGTTAGTGCTGGTTACGTTTCCAGTGACTCAGCGACAGAGTCCGCGAGATACCGCCTATAGCGGATAACACCCTGGTGCCTAGCCAGTAGCGACTGCACATTCACGCTTGCAGTTACGGCATGCTTATTACCGAGCATGCTTCCGGCCCACGGCCAGTGGTCAAAGCAGGAGGTTGTTCGTCCTGCTGGCTTAACTCCATGTTTCATGTGCTTCGGCGATCCACTCCAGACCGTCGTACTCTTCGATAAACCACTCGACGTCGTCCGGGATCTCGACTACTTTCAGATTTGCATAGCGGTCGTTGGCCATAGCACCCAGTGCTTCGACCGCAGCCACGAGGTCTGGATCGTCGCGATCGAAGCTGCTGGCGCTGACGGTCGCGTTGCGGTATGCAGCGTTGTACGCTGTGCGTTCTGTCTGTGACATGTTCTCCCATGTCTTGTAGTCCCACTTAGCAGCGTGCTGCTCAGGTGGCACGGTCCAGTACGTTGTGTACAGCCCTTTGTTCTCTGGATAGAGCGTGAGGCCACGGCGCTTGGCTATGAAGTCGATGGCCGCAGCACTGAGACCGAAGCCTCCGTGACATTTGTTGATTACGATTTTTTTCATTTCACCCTCTTCAGTTGTTTAGGTTCTTGTGCTGTGAACTGAGCTGCCATTTCTTTGAGCCACGAGGCTGGTGCCCGCCACTCAACACGCAGCCCGTAGGTCAGCTCGTTGCCGATGCGGATACGTTCAGTCTTGATGCCACGGTGTTTGAGCATGCTGGTGAACTTGTTAGGTGTCTTAGGCATATTTCCTACGCAGTGCTCGAATATGACGAGCAGCTCGTCGCGTGTCAGCTTGCTCTCGGTTGTCACCATAGAGTCCTTGCCGTTTTTGAGCAGCACGCTTGTTTTGTAGCTGCCAGTGCCAGGACTCTCGATCATGGTCTTGATCTCACGCTTCATCATGTCGTGGTACAGGTGTGCATAGCCTGCGTTGCCGCCACTGAGCTGTAGCGCCATGTTCAGGTCCATGCGCAGTCCCCACAGGGCCATGATGTCGCCGTTGGCGAGCTGGTTCGTGGTTACGTCGATGCTGGTCTTGTTGTTCTCAACTAGCTCGGCGTGTGCTGCGTTCTTGATAGCTGTGGCAGCGACCTGTACGTCGGCCTTGCGCGTCATGATGTACTGCATGAAGTGCTCCAGCTCTTTGGGCAGGGCCTCATCGATCTCACGCTGTGTGATCTGCAGCCGCTCGGTTTGGAAGTGACCTACGTTGTAACGACGGTCGTTGCCTTTGATCTGCACGGGGTCTGGTTCGTTGGAGCTGAACAGCAGGCCTGTGTAGTTCCTGATCTGAGCCGCTGCGCGGTTCATACCACGGATAGTCACATAGTCCTCAGTGATGAAGTTACGCAGGTCGCCGCTGATGATGTCTTTGCGGACTGATGCTGAGACCTTGATCTCATCGATGAAAGCTATGAGCGCTTTTTCCATCCAGCCATTGAATTTTTCTTCAAGTTCGCTTGCTCGTTTGGACTGCACATAGTCGCGCCCGAGTAGCGGTGCCAGGATGTTATTGACAATCAGTCCTTTGCCTGTGCCCTCAGTTCCATGCAGTACCCACGCCGTCTTGGGTTTGATACGGTGCTGGAAGATGACTGCCAGCCAGTTGAGCCATGTCTCGAATGTCTCGTCGTCTTTGCCGCCGCTGATGGCATGCATCATGATTCGCTTGATTAGCGGGCACTTGGACAGTAAGCCTTTGGTTGTGAAGTCCTGGTGGAAGTAGGGGCTGGGCACATAGGTGTTGATCACACGTGCTGTTTCGTCAATGATGACTGTGTTTTGAGGATTGAATTGCAAGTCCCATACGGGTATGACATCGAACGGAGGCAGGTTGTGGTTCTGCATCCAGTGATTGAGCTGCAGCTCTGACTTCGCAGGATGCAGCTCTAAGTACTTTGTGTCTTCGCGCCAGATTCCATTCCAGTATTGCGCCGTGCGCTTGTCACGGAATGCCAGCACCAGCTCGCCACCTTCGATGGGCTGGGATTGCTGGATCTTTTGCTGAGTCTTGATGTCTTTGTAATAGTCAGGCAGTAGCTCTTTGGTGAGGTAGCTTGGTTCGCCTTTGAAGTTATGGATGAGTTCAGGGTCATTGGCGTGATGCCAATAGCCCCAGCTATCGCCACCATTGAGATTGAAGTAAACGTATCCACGATCTTCCTTGCGTCCAGTGATGATGGCCTGTCCGGGCTTGGGTTGCACCTCATGCTCGCCGACCCACTTGGTTGCGGCCTTGATGGGTGGTAGCTTGGATTCTTTACGCAGTTCGTTGCGCAGCTCACGAGCTTCTTCCTTGGTCTGCTCCATCGTTCGCTCTGGGAGTACGAGCTTGGCACGTAGGAACTGGTTCTTACCGGCTACGAATTGGATTCGCTCAGAGTTCTTTAGAGTGCAAGGCACGCCTTTGCCTATGGATGGCGGTGCTATGTACAGGAGCTTGTCGTTCTGACATGCGGTGATGTCAATGGGCCAGTGCAGTGCTGCGCCCGTGCGACTGAGTGTGATGCCCTTCTTGAGTGTGGGATCTGTGAGGTTCTTGTCCATGAGCCATGTCTTGACGTGCGAGGCACTGACCTTGGCGTCCATCATGATGAACACGTGAGCAGATAGTTTGGTGTTGCCGTCCACTCCACTCGATGCTGAGTACTGGACGATGTGTGCCACGTCTTTGAACTCAGTGATGGAGGACATGAAGTCCTTCACTGAAGTGTAGGGCGCTCCATCCAAGTCCAGACACAGCCAAGATGACGCATCGTCACTCTTTGTTGCCCCAGCACGTGACTCGCCATTGAGATCTTTGTGAAGCTGTCCTTTGACAAGACAGTGTCCGAGAGATGCGTGCTTGACGAGGGCGGTGTGGAAGTCTTTGAGCGAAGCACATTGGACTGAGTGCGAGGTGAAGTCTTTGACATTTGGGTAGCTCGATTTCTGTAGTTCGCCGCCCGCATCAAGCCAGAAGGACTTGGTGAGTGGCGTATCGGCGGAGAGGAAATAGATGGTGGTGGCGGCCATTTTGAGTTCCGTTTTTGTTTTTCTCTGTTCCGAGTTTTGGTACAGGGAACTGAGAACTGGGCGAGAGCAGATTAGATCACGTTAGAGTTGAACGAGTAATAGTCATTTTTTATTGATCTTTCACGACTCATTGGCACACAGACGGAACATGCTTTGGAACGCTATAGCTTCCCTCTGAGCCACCCTCTCTTTGTTCCATTGTTCTAATATATTATTATTATTAATAGAGAGAGAGAGTAGAGAAGAGAGTGTGTATATATATACTGTGGGGAGAGTGAAACACGTTTCGGAACGGAACAAGCCCTGTCCGACGTCCCACGTGCTCAGTCCCATGTTCGATGTTCTCAAACTGTATAAACTGTTTATATCAATGCGGTTCTTTGCTCATTGATATAAACTGTTTATATCAATACAGTCACATAGCTCCCTGGTTGTTCAAAAATGTGCGACGCACATTTTTTATTTCTTCGTACGCAGTACGACGCGCTGAGTTTGAAAAACAAAACGCCCACACGCGTGTGCGTGTGAGCGAGTTGGTTACGCGGCGGTTGTGACTTTGATGCCGTTGTCCAGAGTCGTTGTCACTTTCTCAGTTTGGACTGGGCGCGGAGCACGTTGCACTTTCTTCGCTGCAACTTTCTTGACGCGCTTTGCCTTTGGTGCTTTGGGCGCAGACATCTGTTCGATGAGGTCAGGCATGAGGCGCTGGATGATGATGTGATCACCAACACCGAGCACTGTGTCCCCAGACCGACCGAACAACGTGTTGTTGATGCAGGTCTGGAGTGCGCGGTTGAGTGAAGCCATCAGCTTGTTCGCCAAATATTCTTTGACGTCCGAATCCAGTTGGCTGTAGTTCTCATCGTCCTCGTCGTCCATCGCGACTGCGAACACGTTGTCGATCACGTATTCGACTGCACCGGCGCGTTGCTTGCGCAGATTGGCGAAGTGGTTGTCCGAGTTGAGTCGCTCCTTCTTTGCAGCAGCGATCATGTCGGCAGTGACGGTGATGCCCAGACTTGCAAGCATGGGCACAGCTTCCTTGTTGATGTCACGTTCGCGCTGCGGCCCTGTCATCATCGTGATGGTGGACTGGATAGAGCCGAGGTCGTCGTCTGCCTTGCGGCCAGTCGTGACCATCGTGCTGTGCAGCAACTCGTAGCGCCATTCAACATGCAGCTTGAAGAGCTTCTTGTTGGCAGCGATCACGTCCTTGCCAGCGCCAGTCTCAGGTCCTGAGATCAGAGCAGCGAACTCACGACGATCCAGTTCCTTGAACTCGTGGTAGCCAGCAGCCTGCAGCTTCTGAACGATAGCGTCAGCCGCAGCAAACAGCGAAGCGTTGACCGAGCCAACCATCGACAGCCAGACTTGCTTGCGGATCGCAGCGCTGGGGATGTCCTTGACGAATTGGGTGAGATTGAAAGATTTGTTGAAAGACATAACTTACTCCTTAGCGGTATTGATTGAGGTTTTGCGGGTTGCAGCAAGTACGAAGGTCTCGTGTTGTTCAAACAACGACTCAACCTCGCACTCATCTTCTACGGTCTCGCACTCTGCACGCAGCAGTACGAGCAACGGGTCGGTGTCAGACGTAAAGCCTTCACCGGATCTCAGGTGCATAAGAACTCCTTGTTAATGCGTAGCCACGTCGGCTACAAAACAAAAACTCGATGCGCCGAGCCCGCGAGGCCCGACGCACCGAGTGCTTAGTTCAACGCCAGCTCCATGAGCCAAGGGCAGCTTGGGTTGCCGTCCACCAGCCGACGCACCAGAGCAAGGTCTTCCTTGTCTAGTGTGCTGAGTGGTGTCCAGCCGCTTTCGGCTAAGACCGAGACACCAAAGATCAAGTCCTTGGTGAGCGCAATAGCGCCGTTTGTCCATGTGATGTTCATAGCTTTCTCCTGTTCCCCACGCCCCATGCGTGGTGTTCAACGCCGCTAGAGGGCCGAAGCCCTCTGTTCTTTAGTACTGGTTGCGGTGATAGCGATACGCAGCCATGAAGTTCTCTCCGAACTTGGGGACACCGGCTGCGAGCTTTGCTGCTGATTCAGCCAACGATGTGTCAGCTTGAGCAGCAGGTTTGGCTTGCTTGTTAGCCTCGCGATAGAACGCAAGACGTTGTGCTGCGGACATAGTGCTGAGGTCGAGGGACTTTGTTGCCATGATTAACTCCTTAAGGTTGAATAGCTTGGCTAGCTACACAATCAACACTCGATGGGCGAGCCTGCGAGCCTGAATTGATTAAGGGACTCCAAGTACCAGGGGTGATACGAATCCGAAGTGGGGGCACCGAATTCAGCACCCCTGGAGGGGTGGAGCCGCGACTAGATCTACGGGTTTTCACAGAACTCAGTCCTCCGTCCCGAGCACTTCGTTCCCAGTTCGAAAAACTTTTCCGCACCCACCCCCGTCATTTTTCTAAACGGACTTCTCCATAAAAATTTATAAAATTTTTGGGACTCTTCTACAATCTCACGAAATCTGGAGGGATCTAACATGGCCGAGCAGCTCAGCATCGTCAAGCGAATAGCGAAGTTCATCGAGGGCATTCACGAGGCGACGGGCGAAAGACCAAGGGCCATCGTTATTAACGAGCGCCAACTTCATGAGCTTGCGTGGGAGACCGGCGTGATCGTGGAGGAGGGCACTGAAGCAGCGTTCTGGGGCATCCCTCTCATCATTGACAGGAGCGAACATGGCGCGTCGACCATCGAAAATCACTGAGAAGCAGCAGACCTACGTGGACAGCATCATGGAGGGCAAATCCAAAGATGCGTCGGCAAAGGCTGCGGGCTATCCACACGCGCAGCACTTGGAGAGATCAGAGACGGTGCGCCAAGAGATTGCACTGGCTCGCGAAAAACTCACGGACCTCACGCAGATCAGGCGTCTTGATGTGGTGGACGGCATCATGGACGGTATCTCACTTGCGCGTATGCAGGGTGATGCGGGCAATGTGATCAAGGGCTGGACCGAAGTGGGCAAGATGTTGGGCCACTACGCACCAGAAGTGAAGACCTTGAACCTGAACCTGAACCAGCAGCGGCTGCGTTCTAAGTTCGAAGCCCTCAGTGATGAGGAGCTGCTTGCAATTCAGAATGGGGCCGTGATCGATGTCGATTCAAAAACCATCAACTAGCACCCGCAAGGTCAAGTATTTCTGCCGGAGCTGCAATCAGAAGCGCCCGCCAACGCTGTTTTTGCGTGATGACCCGTACCACTGCACGGATTGCATGGCGAAGGCCGCTGCGGACCTGCAAAACACGGAAGAAGACCTGCCTCCTGTGCCCAAGAAGCGCACACCCAGTCTCAAAATCACTGCACTGCCTCCTGAAGCAGCCATAGACCACGCAAGTCAGGCCGCGCAAGAAGACCCAGTCGACCTGCCCACACCCTCGGGCGACGTTTTCATCTCCCCGAACCAGCCTGTAGACCCCGGTCATCAGGAGATGGCCGCACGGACCTTGGCCCGACGCCGTCTGCTGTCGTTTATCAAGCGCTTCAAGCCGAAATACGACGCTGGATGGGTCCATGAGGACATTTGCCGTCGTCTGGAGCGGTTTGTGGAGCAGGTGGAGGCTGGTTTGGAGCCGCGTCTGCTGCTCATGATGCCTGTGCGGCACGGTAAGAGCGAGATTGGCTCGCGGCACTTTGCTCCGTGGGTACTCGGTAAGCACCCGGACTGGGAAATTATTGCGGCCTCCGGCGCTCAGTCCCTCGCCATGTCCTTCAGTCGCTACATCCGCGACCTCGTGCGAGATCCTGCGTACCAGAGCGTGTTTCCTAATATGAAGCTCGATGCCTCCAGTCAGAGTGTGGAGAACTGGAATACGACGTACGGCGGTGGCTACCTCGCAGCCGGTATCGGCACCATGATTACGGGTCGCGGTGCGCACATTCTGCTCATCGATGACCCGGTGAAGGACGCCGAAGCTGCGGACTCGGCCGTCATCCGCGACGGTACGTGGGAGTGGTACATGTCCACCGCCTACACCCGCTTGGCCCCGGGCGGCGGCGTGCTGGGTATCATGACTTGGTGGAACGAAGACGACTGGGCCGGTCGGATTCAGCAGGTGATGGCGACGGGCGACGGTGACAAGTTCGAGATCGTGAAGTACCCAGCTATCAACGAGATCGGCGACGAGTACATACTGCCAGACGACACCATTGAGCAGGTCCCCGAGGGCATCAAGCCGCCTGAAGGCTCGCGGCTCACACGCCTGAAGAACACGGCGCTGCACCCAGCTCGCTATACGTTGGAGATGCTGCTCAGGCGTAAGAGTAACTACTACGCGCTGGGTCAGCAGCGCTGGTGGTCAGCTCTCTTCCAGCAGAACCCAGCCCCCGAGGAGGGCGCGTTCTTCACGAAGGACATGTTCATAGAGTACGTCACAGCCCCTCGGCGCGACGGCCTCAACGTCTTCCAGGCATGGGACTTTGCTATTACAGAGAAGCAGAAGAGCGACTACACGGTGGCTATTACGGGGCTGATCGACGAGAGCGACAACATGTACGTGCTTGACGTCTGGCGGTTCAGGACTGAGGACGGCATAGAGCTGGGTACTGCGATCATGACCTACGCCCGCACGTGGCAGGCAGACCAGATTGCGGTCGAGGACGGACAGATCTGGAAGTCAATCAAGGCGAACTTCGAGAAGGCCTGCGAGGTCGCGAAGTACTACCCGTCGTACGAGGTGATCGTGCCGCTCACAGACAAGCGCACCCGTGCCCAGCCTGCACGCGGTCGGATGCAGCAGGGCAAGATTCAGTTCCCCGTACGCGCACCGTGGTACGCGCTCTTTCAGCACGAGCTGCTGCGCTTTGAGGCTGGCGGCAAGCACGACGACCAAGTGGACGCCCTGGCCCACCTCGTGCGTCTGGTGACGACGAAGGCCGCTCCCAAGGGGCCGAAGAAGGCCAAGCCGCTACCGAGCTGGAAGGACAAGCTGCGTCAGCACTTGCGCGGCGGCAGCGGCTCGTCGATGGCGGCGTGATTGATAATCTAACGTAGTCTGATAAACTCGGCGCGAATCTAACCCCGGAGCTGACATATGCAGCAGTCATACAACCTCACCCTCGTCACAGGGGCTACTGAGGTACTTATCTCTCCAAGCGCACGCCTCATAGCGATCATCCCGCAGGGCGCGACGACCGGCACAGTGACTGTGCGCGAGGCCACGGCCATCGGCAGCGGCAACCCCGCACGATGGACGGCACCCTCCGCTGGTACGAACTTCGGCGGCGGTGACGCAGGCGTGAAGTTCGCAGGCGGTTTGACAGTTCAGCTCAGCGTAGGCGCGGACACCTTCGGGATCGTCTGGGGTCCAGCACTCTAGGCACCGAGACCGCAGCAGCGGTCTCTTTCATTTCAAGGTAGCCCACTATGGCAGTCAACGACTCACTCGCCTCGGACATGTGGTACCGGTTTCGCTGGTGCCTGGAACGCGGTCACTATGACTTCTTGGCGAAGGCCGACAAGTGCGACAAATTCTTCGCGGGCGACCAGTGGGACGAGCAGGACTTGAACGCCTTGAAGCTGGCCCGACGTCCGGCGCTCACTATTAACAAGATCATCTCGACCATGTCCACGATCATGGGTGAGCAGATCTACAACCGCAACGACGTAAGTTTCCGTCCTGCGGGTGAGGGCGCGACCAGCACCACCGCAGACTCGCTGCAGAAGGTGTGGAACCAGATCGCGCACAAGAACCAGCTCAAGTGGCTGCGCAGCGACGTCTTCGCCACCGGCATCATCCGCAGTCGCGGGTTCTACGACGTGCGCATGGACTTCGCCGAGAACCTGCGCGGCAACATCCTGATAAAGAACCTCAACAGCAAGAACGTCGTGATCGACCCGGACGCCGAGGAGTACGACCCAGACGAGTGGAACGACGTCTTCACGACGAAGTGGCTGACCTACCAAGACATTGTGACCCTGTACAACAGCGCAGACGCTGAGTACCTCAAGGACCGTGAGCAGAGCCTCTTCCCCTACGCCTACGACTCCATAGAGCGCGTGCGCGACCGCTTCGCAGGACCGAATCTGGCCGGTAGCTACTACGGCATTCAGGACACCGCCCACGTGCGCAGGAACATCCGCGTGTTGGAGCGCCAGTACCGCAAGATAGCCTCCCAGAAGCACTTTGTGGACGTCCAGACAGGCGACACCCGCCCGGTGCCAGACGCGTGGGACAGGAACCGCATTTCGGCGGTCTTGGAGCGCACGGCAGGCCAGCTCAGCGTCATGAACAAGAAGGTCAAGCGTATCCGCTGGACGGTGACTGCCGACAACGTCGTGCTGCACGACGACTGGTCCCCCTACAAGCACTTCACAGTGGTGCCGTTCTTCCCCCACTTCCACTATGGACGCACTATCGGGCTTGTGGAGAACCTGCTGGGGCCGCAGGAGCTGCTAAACAAGGTCTCCAGCCAAGAGCTGCACGTCGTCAACACCTCGGCCAATAGCGGCTGGAAGGTGAAGAAGGGCACTCTGGTGAATATGGAGATTGAGGACTTGGAGCAGGTCGGGGCGCAGACAGGCCTCGTGCTCGAAGTCACTGAGATCGACGGCGTAGAGAAGATCACGCCGAACAACACGCCGCAAGGCATGGACCGGATCTCGTACAAGTCCGAAGAGCACATGAAGACGATCTCGGGCGTCTCGGACAGCATGCAGGGCATGGACCGCGAGGACGTCGCCGCCAAGGCCATCACTGCCAAGCGCCAGAGCGGGCAGGCGAACCACGTGCGTGTGATGGACAACTTGGAGCGCAGCGACTACTTCCTGGCCCGCAACGTGCTGGACTTGGTGCAGGAGTACTACACCGAGGAGCGCTTGGTTCATGTGATCCACAACGACCTCTTGAATCAGGCCGAGACGATCACTGTCAACCAGTACGACCCCGAAACAGACAAGATCCTCAACGACCTCACCTTGGGCGACTACGAGGTGCTGGTGACCCCCACACCAGACCGCGACACCCTCGAAGACAGCCAGTTTTCGCAGGCCAAGGAGCTGCGCGAGATGGGCGTCAACATCCCCGACGACGTCCTCATCGAGAACAGCCGCTTGCAGCGCCGCAGCGAGATCGTCAAGCAGATGCAGGCCGCAGCCCAGAGTCCCGAGCAGCAGCAGAAGGACCAGCTCAACATGCGGGCTATGGAGGCGAATGTGTCGAAGCTCGAAGGCGAGGCCATCGAGAAGCACACGAAGAGCACGCTCGACCAAGCCCGCGCCAAGAAAGAGTCCGTCGAGGCTCAACACTTGGAGCAGGGCGGGCAGACCGCAGACATGCTGAAGGCGCAGCAGGAGATGGAGCTAGAGCGCGAGCGCTTCGCGATGGAGAAAGAGAAGCACGCCCTCGACCTTCAGGCCAAGCGCGAAGAGCTGGAGATGCAGCTCCAGTTCAAGCGCGAAGAGCACGTCCTGAACATGGAGATCAAGCAGCAGGACGCGGCAGCGCGTCGTGCTCAGGCCGAGCAGCAGGCCTACGCCCAGCGTACGGCGGACGACGGCGACAACGATTCATCAACCACTGGAGAATGAAATGGCAGGAGAAGACGACCTGAATAGCATGGACCGAGGTGACAACTTCACCACAAGCATGGACGACAG